GCTTGTAACCAAGCTCAGCTTCGTGACAGACACCAAGCCTCTCGATAAGGTGAATTCGGCCATCGCCGGCATCAAGAGCCGGCTCAACCTCTTGGTGGGCATCGAGGCCCTCAAAGGATTGGCCAGCCTTACCGACCAGTTCGGCACCTTTGCATTGGACCTGCGCAATACCGCGGCCGCCGCGGGCCTGACCACTGACGAATTCCAGAAGCTCAGCTATGCAGCGGCTCAGTCTGGCATCAACCAGGAGGCTTTGGGCAGCACCCTCAAGAGCCTCAACAAAAAGCTGTATGATGCCCGGATGGGCTCCGAGCAGGCCGCCTTGGCTTTTGCCAATTCAGGCGTCCCGCCCGAGCAGTTGGGCTCCTTTCACAATGCCGAGGATGCTCTTTACGCCCTAGGCCGCAGCCTCAATCAGATCCAGGATCCGGTGCGGCGGGCCGCCTTGGCCCAAGAGATGCTGGGGGATCAGGGCGCCAAGCTTCTGGCCTCCTTGAATGCCACCGCAGGCGGCCTTGCCCAGCTCAGCCGCAGCGCCGATGCCAATGCTTCGGTCATCACCGACACCCAGCTTGAAGCCCTGGTGCGCTCTGAGCAGGCGCTGGTGGGCCTGCGCCAGCAGGCGACCACCCTCAGCCAGCAATTGGCCGCCTCTTTGGCCCCAAGCATCACCAAGGCGTTTGGCGCCCTCAGTAAATTCCTCAGCGCCAACCGCGAGTTGATTCGCACCACCTTCAAGAGATGGGCTGTCGCCACCGCAGGCGTCTTGGGGACCATCGTCGGGGCCTTCCAGGGCGCCTATGATGTGGCGCTACGCTTTTACAATAAGCTTTTGGATTTTGACCGGAAGACCGGCCTGTTCACGAGTCTCAAAAAGGATCTGGAGTTTGTCGGCCGCTTCCTCAAAGAGGTCTTTGTCCTGGTCTTCCCGGCCGCGCTCGGTGCCATCGAGGCCGTTTTCACCACCGTGGTGTCCCTGACCGCGCACCTGCAGGATTTGGGCGGTGCCCTGGGGGCGGTGGGCGCAGCCTTCAGTAAAATCTTCACCGGCCCTTGGCGCGATATTCTCAAGAATGTTAACGCGTTCTTTGTCAGCATTGCGCATCTGGCCACCGAGATTGGCCGCACAGGCCTGGGCCTTGTCAACGATGGCCTCAACATCACGCTCGGGTACGTCAAAGACATCTTCAAGCTTCTGTTTGGCTACAAGTTTGAAGATTCTTTCTTGGGCAAGTTTGTCAATCTGGGCCAGATGATAGCCAATGGTGCCTCGAATCTGTTTGGCGGGCGCAGCTATACGGACAAGGACGGCAATCTGGTGGGCACGCCGGGCGCTCCTGCTTCGGGGCCGCAGTTTGACATGATGCAGATGCAGGGGGCCTCGCCGCTGCTGCGCCCGGCCGGGCCCACGTTTGGGGCTGCTGGACAAGCGGGCTCTTCTTCGTCCGTCATCAATGCGCCCATCACCATCAACATCGAGGGCAATGCTGAAACCAAGCCGGTGCTTCAGGCCGTGCAAGATGGCATTGCAGACAGCCACGACAAACTTCTGCGCCAGACGCAGGCGGCCTCAACGCCGGGGATGTGGTACTGATGGCCGGTCTTAACAATCTGCCGCTCAACGGCGCAATCATCAACATCGAGGGCGTCGGCGCAGGGCTTGCCCAGTCTACCGGCCTTTTGTCAGAACTGCAGGCGCAGCCGCACCGCGTGCAATTCATCAAGCCCGGCACAGGCACGGTCTTGGTGTTTGATGCCGTCATCAATGAGACCCACTCGTTTGCCTCGACCCCGACCATGTTCCCTTTGGAGGATGGCTCGGTCATCTCTGACCACATCGTGCAGAGCCCGGTAACGCTGAGCTTGACCGGGATTGTCAGCGACACCCCATTGCCTGACACCATGACCGGCCAGCTCAAGCAGACCTTTGGCGCGGCCGCGACCACGTTGATGCCGCCTTTGGGGGTGACTTTGGCGAGCACCGCCTATGCTCTTTACTCAACGGGCACCGATGCCCTCAAGCCCTCCAAAAAGGCTTTTCAGACGCTTCTGGCGCTGCGTGAGGGCAATGCTTCGGCCAACCCGCCGACGCCGCCTGTGCCGTTCACCGTCATCACCAAGTATTTTCGATATGAGTCCATGATTATCACCAACTTGACCTTCCCGGTGGACGCTTCCACCGATGGGCAATTGGTCTTTACGGTGGATCTCATCAAGCTCACGCTGGTGGCCCCGCAGATCGTCAACTTGCAGACCCTCAGCAATGCCGCTCTGGCCGCGGCGAAGATTGATGCCGGCACGCAAAATGGCGACACCGATGACATCACCGCCGCCTTTGAGCGCAATCGCACCTCAACCCGCTCTTACATCAACAGCACAGCAGATCGCATCGTGGGGGTCTTGAAGTAATGGCGACCGCAACCGTTATCCCGCTGGACCAATCTGTGCCGTGGTACTCCTTCCAGATGGCCCTGGACGCGGCCACCTATACTTTCGAGGTGGCCTTCAACACCCGGGCAGGTTACTGGACCCTCAGCCTGTATGATGTGGCCGGCAATCTTCTGCTCGGGAGCATCCCGCTATTGATTCAGCGCAACCTGACCGCGCCCTATCACACGCTCAACATCCCCAAGGGCGACTTTCTTTGCCTTGATGATGCCGATGATGGCTCTCAGCCCGGGCTCGGCTCTTTTTTGCTCGACCACACCCTCTACTATGTCGTGAATTAAGACTATTTTGGAGGGCCATTCATGCTCACCGGCACCCAGCAACTGCTCTACGCGCGCGCTTATGATCTGACCATTGGTCCGGCGACAGGCGGCGCTCGCGCGGGCATGCGTTACGGCAACACAGCCCAAAGTCAGTCAGCGCTGCGCATCGCGTTTGATCTCAACAAGGTGGCCCAGGGCGCGGCGACCAAGGGCACCATCTCCCTTTTCAATGTCAGCCAAACGACCCGCACAGCCCTTGTGCACGGCTACCAGGTGTCGCTCAGCGCGGGTTATCTGGGGCTTGTGGAGCGGTTGTTTACCGGCACCATCTTCAAGGCCACCACCCAGCGCCAAGGCCCTGACATCGTGACCACGCTTGATGTGATCGATGGCCTGCGCTCGGTGCTCTACAGCCATTTTGACAAGGACTACCCGCCAGGCACCAAGCTTGCCACCATTTTGAGCGACGTGGCCAAGGCGATGGACGTCGAGCCGGGTCTGGTGGTGGGGCTGCCCGCCAAAAAATTCCCCCGCGGCTATCCTGCCCATGGCCTATGCATCAACATCCTGACCACGCTTCTGCACCCGTATGGTCTCGAGGCGCGCATCAACAACAACAAGCTCAACATCCTCCCCATGCATGCGACCTTAGGCACTGCGGCCATCGTGTTGAGCTCCAAGACGGGCCTTTTGAATATCCCCTCGGTCAACCCGACGGCCATCTCCTTCGAGGCTCTGCTCAACCCCAAGCTCGTGCCCGGCCAGCTCGTCAAATTGGTGACCCAGAACGTCAACACCTCGGGCTTTGTGCAGATCCGAAGCTGTAAAATGACAGGAGACACCCACGAAGCCAAATGGTCGGTTGCCTGCCAGGGCGTAAAGGCCGTTAATGTCCAGGCTGAACTGTCGCCGGCCACAGGCTTTGCTTACAACCAAGCTGTGGTGCCGGGCCTCATCTGACCCAAGGGCTCTGATGTCTCCTACCGCGGCGCGCCTTCTGCCTCTTTGCTTCTTATTGATGGGCCACTCGGGGTGTCCCGAGCCTGGCATGCTCCTGCGCAGCTACGGGTACACCGAACTCAGACCCCCATCGACCCTGCTCGCGCCGGGCGCTTTGGTCGCCATCATCTCGCGCGAGCCCTTCGAGGCCCGCATCATATGCAGCCCTGACGCTTCCTTGGGCCCAAGCCTGCAGACCGTCCGCAGCCAGACCGCCTCAGGCACGCTCAAAAAGGTCAAAGACCAATCCTCGTCGCTGGATCTGGGTGTTTTGGGCCTCATCAAAGAAAACAGCCGCTTCCGCAGCGTCGACACCATTACGGTCAAGCTCAGCAATGCGTCCATCATTGAGATCAGTGATGATACGGTGATGCAGGGCCTCTACCTGCGCTCTGAAGCCTGCGCCCAGGCCGTCAGGCAGCGCGTCCAGGGCGGCTTCACCATCACCATGATCAGCTCAGCTTTGATTGGGGATGTTGTTTACGAGGTGTCCTGGCAGCAGGAGGCCGACCACACGCTGGCAGAGACCGACAAGCTGAGCATCATGCAGGATCTGGCGCTCACCCTCGGCGGACACATCAATGCCGTAACCAGCGCCGAGATTCAGGCCAGCGGCCTCATCTGGGGTATCCGGGATGATGAATATCTGTCAGCCCTCAGCATCCCAGATGTCGATGAGACTCAATTTGCCAAAGGCACCCGCCACATCGGCGTCGACAAAGTGGTGGTGGTGGCCCCAGCCCCCTAAGGAGAGCTTGTAACGTGAGTGTTTACGATACCGTGCTGCCGCTCAGCGATGCCTCACAGCCCATCGCCCAGCCCGAAACCTTGCCTCTTGATGCGCTGATGCGCCGGATGGTGGACGAGGGCATCAAAGGGCTGCGGGTGGCCTTCCCCGCGGCCATCACCACGGTTCTGGCGGACCAAACGGTCAACGTGCAGCCGCTTTTGAAGGTGCGTTATATCGGCCAGAGCCCCAATGACATGCCGCAGATCCGGCACGTGCCGGTCATCATGCCGCAGGGGGGCGACTATCGCGTCTCTTATCCCCTGGCGGAGGGCGACACGGGGCTGGTGCTGGTGGCCGACCGGAGTCTCGACGCCTGGCTGTCAGGCACAGGCCAGGCCACAGATCCTCAGGACACCCGCTCGCATCACTTGGCCGATGCTCTGTTTGTGCCGGGGCTGGTGCCTGTGGCGCTCCAGACCAAGGACACCGGGCAGGATCTGGTGCTCGGCAACGGCAAAATGACGCTGCGGCTGCAAAAGAGCGGCACCCTGACCGTCACCAATGCGGCCAATGAATTGATGCAGGTGCTGCATGACGCAAGTCAGGCCCTCATCGACACTCTGTCGGCGATGCAGTCGGCCCAGGTGTTAACCGCCTTTGGTCCGGCGCCGATGCTCGCGTCCTCGGTGGCCCAATTCGCTCAAATCCAAAGCCAGATGACCGCCATCCTGCAGCGGCTCGACACCTTCAAGGGCCACAGTTAGCACGCCGCAAACAATTGGGGCATGATGCCTGGCATGATGCGCGCCGATGACCGAGCCCAAGCCGTTTACAATGCCCTTGCCTCTCAGCCCGGCTTCAGTGCCCTCAACGAGGCGGAGAGGGCCCGCGTCAAGGCGCAGCTCGTGACCGTGTGGGGCGCTGATTTGGGCTACATCGTGGGCAATGCCCAGGTGAATCCTGCCACTTTGCAAAATCCTGCGGGCCAACCTGTGGCGACACCCATGGGCGCAGGGGCGACCTCGGCGCCCGCTGCCATCATCGGCCTTGGGAGTGTGTCTTGAGTGATCTGAGCTTGAATTATGATCCGACGCTCATCGGCCAAAAGGGCTATGGGGATCTGCTGCTGCATCAAGGAGACTTGACGCTGACGGCGGACGTCAATCCTGCCGGCACCGATTCGGTCATTCAGTTCGTGACCCAGCGCCTCAAGCTCTACTTGGGGGAATGGTTCATGAACACGTCAGATGGGCTCCCGTGGTACCAGCAGATCTTGGTGGCCAATGCCGACAAGAGCGTGGTCGACGGCCTTTTGCGTGACTGCATCTTGGGCACCCCCGGCGTCACAACCCTGCTGAGCTACACGAGCCACCAAGACCTGGGCAAACGCACCATGACGGTTTCATTCTCTATTTTGACGGCCACGGGCGCGCACATCTCCGCTCAAGTGCCCATGACCACAGGCGGGGCCTCCTGATGCCAACATACGGACTTTCTGACGCAGGCTTCATTCTTCCCAGGCAATCTCAGATTGTCGCCGACTTGCAGCAGGCCTTTCGGGACCGCTTCGGGGCCACGGTCAATCTGTCATCCTCGACCGTTTTTGGTCAGCTCATCGGCATCTTCTCCGAACGGGAGGCATTGCTTTGGGAAGCTTTGCAGGACGATGTCTTAAGTAACACCCCAGCGGGGGCCCAGGGCGTCTACGTCGACAACATGCTGGCATTAACGGGCCTTGTGCGGCTGGGGGCCCGTGCCACCGTCACCAACCCCACCCCGAGCACGGAGGCCAACGGCAAAATCCTCTCGGGGCTCGTGCTGGGCGGCACGCCCGGAACCGTGGTGCCCGCCGGGAGCATCCTGCAGACGAGCACCACGCCGCCCATCGACTTTGCCCTTGATGCTGCGGTGACCATCGAAGAAGCCGTCCATGCCGTGCAGAACCTGTTTTTGTCGGCGGCACCCACCTCGGGCTCTTTTTGCCTCACCCTCGAGACCCCCTCGGGCGCCACCGTCACCACCAGCCCCATCCCCTTTGATGCGCAGGCCGCCCAGACTGTATTGACGGCCGACAAAGCACCTTCTGCTGGCGCCATCACCCTCACCATCGGCGCTCACGATCCCATCACCCTGCCCTTTGGGGCCACCGCGGCGCAGTGGCAGACCGAGATTGCCAAGCTCGACAAATTGGCGAGCGTCGGCGTGCAGGGCGCCTGGCCTCAGGGCCTGGTGATTTTGTGGCCCAGCTTACAAATCCCCAAAGTGGTCTGCTCAGAGACCACGGATGCTCAGATCACCGTGAAGCAGGCTTTGGGCGTCTACCTGCAGAGCCTCCTTGATCCTTATACGGGCCTGATGCCCTTCACAGATGTGTCCGTGACAACACCGGCCACCAATCAAATCCGCCTGGCCTTCGGGGCCCTGACGCCTCTGGACGGCCAGCCCTCAAGCGGCGCGATGGCCCAGGCCAACGTGGAGATTGTCCGCAACCTATTGTTTCGCGGGCAGACCGCGGTTAACGTGGCGCAATCAAGCGCCGTCACCGGCAAGCCCGCCCAGGGCGTCGGCACCGCCACAGCCCTGGAGACGGGCGCGCAGGTGGTCTTGGCCGGTGATCTGAATGTGATCGGCTCGGCCACCATGGGCTGGCAGAGCGTCACCAACCCTTTGGATTGTTTGACCGGGCGGGCCACCGAAAGCGACACCGAGGCCATGGCCCGGCGCAAAAACCTGTTGGCCAGCACGGGAGCAGGACCTTTGGCAGCCACCCTGGGCCGCCTGCAGCAGCTTCCTGGCGTGACCGCGGCCATCGGCTTTCAGAACCTGACGGCCGCAGCCCTGCAGCGGCTCAACTTCATCCGCACGCCGACTTCGGGCAGCTACACCCTGGCTTTTTTGGGCACGACCACGCCCTCTTTGCCTTTCAATGCCGCCGCCAAAGATGTGCAGATGGCCCTGGAGAGCATCGAGGGCATTGAATCGTGCACGGTCTCAGGCGCTTACACCTACGGCTTTGTGGTGGACTTTGAGGGCGCCGAGGGTGGCCAGGCTCTGCCTTTGCTGACCGTTCCCGAGGACACGACCGGCGCGGCCTTGACGGCCACGTTCGGCCGGCCCCCCAAGAGCGTCGAGTACGTGGTGGAGGGTGGCAGCGATGCAGAGATTGCCCAAACCATCCTTGATGCCTCAGCGGGCGGCATCACCACCTACGGCTCGCCCATCCTGACCACGTTGGGCTCGTGCGTTGCCGGCTCCTCCCAGGTGCTCTTGGCCTCCGCTTCCAATGCTGTGGTCGGCGAAGCCATCTTCGGCCAGGGACTGCCCTCCGGGGCCATCATCACAGCCATCGGCGGCACCACCATCACCCTCAACCGGCCCGCTCTGTCAGACTCCAGCAACGTCCCGATGGTCATCAGCCACACCCTAACCCTCAAGGACGCGGGTCAAAATCCGCAGGAGATCTCCTTTACCCGGCCGGTGCAGGTGCCCATCTACCTCGAGATCCTGCTGACCACGGATCTCTTCAACACCCCGGGCGATGCAACAAGCGGCCTCAACGGCGATGCTCTGTTTGATCCGGCGAGCGTGCAGACCATCGAGGCAGATGTCATCGAGGCCATCAACGCGACCGCCATCGGCGGCCTGTTGACGCTGCGTGGCACCACCGGCATCGGCTCCAGCTTTCGGGATGTGCCGGGCATTGTTGATGTGGCCATCGCCTTTGATGTGACCCCAGAGCCCAGCAACACTGCCAACCTGCAGCTTCTGCCCGAGCAGGTGGCCCTGGCCTCCAGCTTCAACACCCAGGTCAGCTACCAATGACCGTCGCCTATATTGCCGACCATATTGCCCAGGCCCAAGGACGGCTCATCACCCAATATCAGGGTCAGGCCAACATCGAGGCTTTGGTGGCGGGCTTGGCCAGCCGAACTCAAGTGCTCGAAGATGCGCTGCAAACCATCGCCAAGGGCAGGTTTTTGTTTGGAGATGCCGCTTCAGGCGCGCAGCTTGATGCCATCGGTGCCCTCATCGGCATTGCCCGAAACGGCCTCGAGGACAGCGTCTACCGCATCTTGATTCGCGGCAAGATTGCCACTAACACCTCCCGCGGCACCCTGGCAGACATCGTGACCATCACCGCGGCGCTCTTCCAAGCCAGCGCCGTCTACGTGACCACCCCCAATGCTCCCGGTCATGCCCGCCAGCAGGCCTATGCTGAGATCTCCCTGGCGGTGGCAGATCCGAAGACGGACTTGGCCCTTTTGCCGCTGCTTCTGCGCATCATCCGGGCCAGCTTGCCGGCCGGCGTCGTCCTCGTCTCCCTGAGCGCCTTTGAAAGCACCGATGCCCAAGCTCTGGCCTGCGAGGGGCCACAGCCCTGGGTCGGCTTCTTGAGTGCGGGCCCCGACGATCCTGGCGGCCTTCTGGCCGACATCCTCTTTCAACAGACTTTTGCCTAAGAAGGTTTTGCCATGCCGAGCCAACATCCCGACCGCCATCTTGCCTGGGTGCCTGACGCCAACTCCAGCAACCTCGCCCAGCCCCCCTCGTCCATCTCGGCCACAGGTTTTCAAGCGGGACAGCCTTTGCCGGCGCCGTGGCTCAACTACGCTCTGCACAACCTCGACCAATGGGCACAGTTTTTGGCCGAAGGGGTCAACAGCACGGTCTTGGCCACAAGCCTCAACCACTCCATGCGCCTTATCGGCGGCGGGCAGTGGTCCTTTGCTGCGGCATCGGGCGCGCTGAGCTGGTCGGACACGCTTATTTTGTCCATCCCCTCCGCCAAAGACAGCGACAATCAGGTGCCCGCAGGCCAGGCCATCGTGCCGCCTGGCAGCGTCGCCTACGTCAACGTCAACTTCCCCTTCTCCACCACCGCCGATTATACCGAAGGAAGCGCGACGGTGACTTCTTTGGGGTATGAGGCGGGCATTGAGATCGGCATGGCCGTCAGCGGCGAGGGGATCCCCGCCGGCACGACTGTTCTGGCGGTGAACGGCTCTTCCTTGACCCTCAGCGCCGAGCCGACCTCGAGTGCTGAGCAGGGGATGCTCTCCTTCAACAGCACCGGCGCCCTGACCGTCAAAGTCGCACCCGCCGCTTCCTTGGTGCCCGGCCCCAATACCGTGGTGCTCGCCCGCGCCCTTGAGACGGTCTGCTCCATCGGCATCGGCTCCACCGAGATCTGGCTGCGCGACCAAGAGGCTCGGGCTCTGAGCGGCACAGGCTACGTGACGGTCCAGGATGCTTTGGCCGGTGAAGCCCTGCCGGCCGTGCGGGCGGTCTATCTGTCCCGGGGCGCCGCAGATGGCCGCACCCAAGGCTCTGCCTATCTGTGCGATGCCAGCGCCGCACGCGGCGGCCAGCGCGGGACCTGCGCCGGCTTTGTGCCCGTCGCCATAGCCTCGGGAAGCTCTGCCCGCATCGTGCGGTCGGGCTTTTTGCAGGGCTTCAGCGGCCTCATCCCTGGCGCGGCCTACTATCTGGACCCGGCCACCCCTGGCGCCATCACGCCCACCCGGCCGACGACCACCGGCTTGTTTGTCGCGCCCGTGGGCACGGCGACCTCGCCCTCCACGCTGCTGGTGCACATCAGCGCGGCCGCCCAGCTCTCGACGACCTTCCCAGAGTTGACCGTCACCGGGGCCTCGACGCTTGCGGCGGTGACGGCCACATCCGTCTCCAGCAGCAGCGTCTCGGCCACCGGGACCGTATCGGCCAACAATATGGTCAGCGCGAGTGGATTCAAATCCTCGATCTACCTCGGGAAGAGCATCCGCAGCGCTTACAACGGCGGAGACCAGCTTTTGGGCGAAGCTATTTTGGATCTCGACACCGGCGTCACACAGTACCAATCGAGAATCTTTATTCCGGCCTTCTCTGGCTCAATCGTCGGCGTAGGCTGCTCGATTTACACTGGAAAATCTTCGACCGTCGGCATCAAGATCTTCGTGAACGGGACAAAGACTTATGAATATAATTTTTATAACGTTTTCAATGACAAGGCCGGTAGCTTTCAGATAGCCAAAGGTGCCTGTCCTTTCAATCCAAACGACCAGATCACAGTCTCTGTCACCGCCAGCTTAGGTGCCCAGTACCTTGCTGCCAGTGCGACCGCTATCGTCGAATTTGCAGCCTAGAGGAGACTATTGAATGCCCCCTGTTGTCTTCAAAACCAACCGCCTTGATCTTCCTTCCCTATCTCCTGCTCTGTCTCGGGAGCCCACCCCTGAGCCGCGGCCGCAGATGCAGCGAGGCAGCTCTGATGTTTGGAAGCCGAGCGCCCAAAACATCTTTGCCCAAGGCATCTTTGCCGATCCCAAGCCCGTCAAAGCCTTCCCGCTGGGGCCGGTGGTCCTGACAGATGGGCACAAGCGCCTGGTGCAGGTGCTGCGGGAAGAATGTGGCCGGCTGTACGGCTACAATCAAAGCACGCTCACGCGGCTGACCGAGGCCACCAATAAGTTGCGCCATGCCCGCACCCAAATCACCCATCTGCAGGCCGAGGCCCGCATGGCCGATGCGAAGATCACCGAGCTGACCGCCCAGGTGATGGACGCCAACGCCTCCTTGGCGGACATGGACGCGGCCATGGCCCAGAGCCGCGCCAAGCGCCACAACAGGCTCAGCCAGGTGTTGGCCTCTGACTTTGCTTCAGAGCCCGTGAGCCGTGAAAATTAGGCTGACGTCAAAGGTGTAGGGGGCCCCCAAGGCATAGCCGTGGCTTTTAACGAATCTTGTCTTGGGCCCCTGGCTCATCAGCATCGCGCCCGGATAATACACCACGATTCCTGCGGCCTTGAGCCACACCACAAAGCCGCTCGGCACGTTGTAATGATTATAAGCGATGCTCTGGCGCAATTGATCGGCATCAATCTGGCTGAAGGTAAAATGCTCGGCATCAAAACACTTCGTGTCGATGTACGCCACGCGGCCATCACGCCGCAGAATTCGATAATCCAAATCTGCCCGGATGGGGCGGATGCGGCCGCCTGCAAGATAGCGGAAGCTTAATTCATTTTTGAGGGCACGGCACCCGCTCACGCCCGCGCGTGCCACCAAGAGCTTTTCAAATTGCGCGCCCTGGGCCTTGTTGAGGGCGACCTGCCTGCTGCGGCTCATGCGTTCCAAACCAAAAGGGCAGAGGGGAAGGGCGCACTATGGGCAGCCCCTTTGAATTTTAGCCTGCCTTTGAGGAAGATGGGGCGAGCGGTTTTGACGGCCTCATGCCACCAGACCGTGTCGGTGCGGGCGGGCACGAGCATCACAATCAGGGCTGCATGATGGGCCTCTGCGGCGGCCTTCTTGGTCCACAAGCCAATGGCCCGGCCATAAGGTGGGTTGCACCACACGCGGTGCCCTGCCCAGCTCAGAGCCAGCCCATCTCGGGCAGGCCAGTCATAGTGCACATCGCACAAGGCATTGCTTTTGGAGCATGCCGCATCGAGGGTGAAGGCATAGACATGGTTGAGCTTGTCAAAAAAATCGGTGGGCGTCTGCCAGTCCATGCGTTTGCTGGAGTGAAGGGCTGCGTGCTTAGGCGGCATCAACAAACCCTGCTTTGGTGGCGGGCCGGTCGCTTTGTACCGCAACCCCTGAGGGCAGCAGCAAGAGGTTCTTAAGCATCGCGCCAGGTCTTGCGCTTGGCGATATTGCAGATGGTGGCCCGGGAGACCTGGTACTGCGCCGCAATCTCTTTTTGGCTCAAGCCCATCTGCAAGAGCACTCGGATCTGACTGACGATGTTCGGGGTCAGGACCGGCCGGTTGGGATGGGTCTTGGCCATGCGGGCAAACCGCTCTGAAGTGACCGAGAAGTCGATGTCCTCGTGGCATGCCAGAAGCTTTTTGTGCAGCCTCTTGTGCGCGATGTTCTGCACGATGGCCTGGCTGACCCCGAACTCTTTGGCGATGGCCGTCATGGTCTTGTCGGTGTTGGCGACGGCCTCGAAAATGGCGTGCACAGCCTTGGGCGTCAATGAACTGTTGCCGTGGGCTGCAAGGGTCTGGGGCTCAGGAGCCTTGGGCATGGGCCACAACCTTCTCGATGGTGCGCAAACTTAATTCCATCTGCTCTTCGGCCAGGCGCAATTGATTTTGGTCGCCCGGCTCGCGCCGACTCGACTTGTAAATGCGGTTGGCCTGCGTCATCGCTGCCCGCAATTGCGTCACGGCTTCTTGAAGGGTGGTGTCCATCCTCAAGAGGGTAAAATTAACCGCGCCTTCAAATCAAATGAATGTTTTGCCCGTAGAATCCCGATAGATGACCGGCGCTTCCCCCATGGGCCCCGGCTCCTGGGGCGAGGGCGTGGAGAGTGGGCCGTCGAGCCGATAGTCTTCCCAATGGGCAAAGTCTGGCTCGGCAAGCCAGGGGATCGGATCCTGCTCGGGGGCGATGGTGATGCGCCGGCGCCGGTACAAAGGCATAGGCTCATGCGGCTCTGGCGGCACAGGGGGCCCAGGATAGGCCATTTTGGCCTCTTCCTCGATGCGCGCCATCATGGTGCGGATGAAAGCATCTTGATGGTTGCGGCGCAGAGCCTGGACGTACAGCGGCATCTCGCGGCGGCCCCGAAAGCTTGTGGGCCGCCGCTGCAAAGGAGGGCGACGGGGCAGGGGTGTGATGAGTGCATCGACCGCGGCGGGCCCGTCAAAAGGGTTGGGCCGCTCCTCGGTGGGCGTCAAAGGTCCCAAGGGCTCCCGCAAAAGCGCGATGCCTGCGGTGCCGACCACGTCGTCCACATGGGCCGAGGGCCTGCGGGCCAGCTCCTCGCGCACGTGCTCGGCAATCGACTTGCCCAAAGCCCTGGGGAAGCCCGCGGTCGCCTCCTCCCGGCGAATCATGCGCGTATTCATGGGCGTCAGATACGGGGCCACCAAGGATTCGAGGTTGAGCGCCTCCAGACTGCTGGTGGTCTGCCACAGCAGATAATCTTCTTCGGTCATGGCCTGATAGGGCGAGGCGATGCGTCGGACAGGGCCGTCACCAAAATCCGGGCCCTCCTCATCAGAGGGGCTGTCAGCCACTGACCGGCGCGTCAGGCCAGCGGCAAGCTTGCGCATCATCCCACAACCTTAACAAAAGCCGGCAGCCCTCGTGATTGCTTGACTTTGCGTCAGGCCATCTCTACAGCAGGGCAGCACGCGCCACACAATTATGTTCAGAAAGTGTTGAGTTTGCCATGCCCAAAGCCCTGACCCTCCCGCTCAAAGAGATCCAGTCCTCGCGCTTTTGCGGCCTGCAGGAAGCGCTGGGTGCCTCGCGCGCCGAGATGGTGGGTCTTTTGTCGGTCTTTTGGCACGAGACCCGGCAGCGGGGGCTGGAGCGCGGCGAGCACAACGACTTGATGCGGCTCATCCCCACCCTGCGGGGCATCGACCGCTACACGGTTTTTGAGCGCATGGCTTATTTTGGCTACATGATCCCAGAGGGCGCCGAGAGCCAGGGCGCCTCGCCCCACCATTATGTCATCCCCGACAACAAGGGGCTTGAGGCCAAGCAAAAGGCGCTGCGCGACCATTGCCGCAAGGCCGGGCTGTCCTCGGCCCAAAAGCGCCGAGCGCCCGTGCCCGCGCCATCTTTGCCCAAGCCTGCCGCCAAGACCGCTGCCCTCACCAAGCCCGCAGCGTTGGCTCAGCCTTCCGCGAGCACCCAGGCCAATGCGGACACCTGGGCTGCCTATGCGGCCGCCTACACGCGCAAGATGCAGCAGCCGCCCATCCGCAACGCCAAGACCAACAGCCTCATCAAGCAATTCGTCCAGAGGCTTGGGGCCCAAGAGGCGCCCCAGGTGATCGCCTTCTTCGTCGACCATCCCAACAAATACTACATGAGCCGCATGTATCAGCTCGAGATGGCCGTCAAGGACGCCGAGAGCCTGCGCACCCAGTGGGCCAACAACAACCCCATCACCATGGGCGACATCGATCTGTTTGACCGGCAATTGGGCTTTGAGCGTGACCGCCAGCGCATCCTGGCAGGGGAGATCTGAATCGATCGTGCACCTATCGCCCCACAGGGGCCAACCCGTGATTGCGCCCTTGCGTCAAAGGGGCAATTGTCATTCAGTAAACAAGCGGGCTGTGCCACAATGAGGGCCAGCAGCACGTCGTAAAATGGGAGGCAGTTCAATGCTCAACGTGACCGGATGGCTCCAACGGGCCGAGGATTGGTTGATGGCGGAAGTGACCCATGTTCAGCGAATCAAAACCTTGTTGCTCGAGACGCACGAGTACTATGGCCAGCGGTTGATGCCGCGGCAGATCCACATGATGGCCGAGGAGCTCAGCCCCTTCTCCGCCGAAGAAGTGTCTTTGGCGCTGCGCCGCTGGCGGCTGATGCCCCCTGCGGCGGGCCACAAGCCCCGGCCGCCCATGCCCAATGAGATCATCGCCATCCTGGCGCCGCAGATGACCCAGGACCAGGAGGCCAACAGCATCGCGGCCCACATCCTGTCCTGCATCTCGAGCTGCGGTTACACCCAACCTAAGCGGGCTCAAGAGCAGCTGGGCGAAACGGCCTGGCAGGTGGTGCGCGACCGGGGCGGCTGGCACAATCTTTGCTCCACCGTCACCATCGAGCAATTGCCCACCCTGCACGCGCAGTTGCGCGATTGCGCCAAGGGTCGTCTGCAGGGCCGGCCGCTGCGCGAGCTCGATTTGCACCCCGCCTTGTCGGCGGCTTCCGCCCCGCGTCTTGTGGGCGAGATCCCAGGCTACACGCGCCACGAGAGCATGAGTTCGCTGGGGGATGTGGTCGATGCCTGCCTGACCCCGCACCAAGAGCGCCCTTGATGGCAGGGCAAAAGGTGGGCCGCAAGATTCAGCCCGAAGCGCGCACGCCCGAATCTTTGCGCAACAAGCGTACCTTGCACAAAAAGCTTGGGCCCTGGACCCTGTTGTGCGTGCTGGTGCGCTACCAAAATGGCGAGAGCAGCCGCCAATTGGCCCGCGAGTTTGGCGTCAGCTCGCAGACCATCATCCGCATGCAGCGCAGTTTTGGCCATGACACCCGCTTTATGCACAAGGCGATGGCCACGCACATCACCGAGCACGAGCTTCAAGAGGCGCGCCTGGCCTTTCACGAGCTGAAGCGCCACGTCGACAGGGGGTGCGCGGTTTTGGACAACATCATGCGCCGCCACAAAGTGAGCGATGCCTTTGAGCAGATCTACCCAAAGGGGTAGACTTGTCGGCATGTGGATCTGCCCCTGCTGGCCGCGCCCAAAACGCGCCCTTGTCATCTCTGCGCCCATCCCGCCCAAGGATCGGCCCGTCTCCCTCTCTTTGGAGCCCGGCTACAACCCCTCCAAAAAGGCGCCGCCCTCGGTCTCCTCGGCCGCCTTACACGACGAGATGATCGATCACCTGCAAGAGGAGATCGCGCGGCTCTCCCCGGTGGGCGCCACGCTGTCGCTGCGGCCACCCCCGGCCCCACTGAATCTCAAGGGCAAAGGCCGGGACATCCCCCCTGCCGTGCCCGTATCGGCGGCCAGCAGCGAGTCCTCCCACTATTCCTCTTTGTACGGCTGAGGTCTTTTGATGGCAGTTTTCGAGATTGCGCTGGCGCTTATCCTCAAACACGAGGGGGGCTTCGTCAATAATCCAGCGGATAAGGGTCAGGCCACCAACTACGGCATCTCCACCCCTACTCTGAGCCGCTATATTGGCCGGCCGGCGACCGTGGACGATGTCAAAAACATCACCCAAGACACGGTCAAGACCATCTATCGGCTCAGTTATTGGAACGTCATCAAGGGCGACGCCATTGCCGAGCAGAGCATCGCCAGCTTTTTGATGGATATGGCCGTTTTGATGGGCCCCGCCTCAGCGGTACGGCTGGCCCAAACGGCCTTGGGGCTCAAATCCGATGGCATTATTGGGCCCTTGTCATTGGCCAAGCTCAACGGCACCGATCCTTGCGTTTTTGCGTTAGTTTTTAGCAAAGCCTGCATCCGAGCCTTCATCAACATCGCCGTCAACAACCCCTCCCAGCTGCAATTTTTGCAGGGCTGGGTGCGCCGCGCCGACGAGATGACCGACCTCAAGGTGGCCTGACACAACGGGCCACAAAGAAGGGGCACAGGGCCTCAATAGGGCGTTGACGCATGTGCACAGTTTGGGGTAAAAAGGGCCATCTTCTGTCTTGTGAGGCCCATTCATGCAGCAATCTTCTCCCCCCCGTTCCCCGACTTCTCGGCCGGCCCCATTGCCTGGGCAACCGGCTCAACCCGCCTTCGAGCCGGTCCTCCCTCAGGAGGACCAAGAGCCCTTGGTCATGACGGCCACCCAGGCGGTCAGCCGCTCCAACCGGCGCATCCTGGTGATGGGCCCGCGCGGCACGGGCAAGACCACATTCAGCATGAGCGCCTCGAATCACGCCGGCGACCGCATCACCGGCCCCAAAAGGATGTGCTCGGATGTTCTGGTCTTCCAGGGCGACAACGAGGGCATCATGGGCGCCTTGGATGCGGGCCTTGTTTGTGATCGCGTCATCGACATGAGCGGTTTGTCCGACTGGCTGTCCTACACCAAGAAGCTGGCCCACGGCCTCAGATACTTCGACAAGGCTCTGCGGGACGGCACCATCAAAATCATCATCATTGATTTGAATTGCCCGGCGCGCCTCATCGACCGCACCGCTCCCCTCAACGACTATGGTAAGACCATGGCCGCCCAGGGCGCCCGCATCTTTGATGCCTTCTCGCCCTACCGCGGCGTGACGGTCATCGGCAATGCGCAGATGAAGGTGCACACAGTCTTTGGCGAGGATTCGCGCAAGGGCGCCACCGACAACGCCATTGCAGCCTCCCACGCCCGCTCCATTGGCGGCGAGCGCTCCAGCTACACCATTGATCTGCCCAAGGGGATGGCGAGCATGTGGCTGGACAACTGCTCCTTTGTCTTTACGCGCAAGCGCCGGCGGGTCCGAGATTTAGAAAATGACGTGGTGCTAGAATACTCCACGGTCACCCAGTCCACCTCGCTGTACGAGGCCAAGAGCCGCGCCCAGGCCAAGCTCAAGACGGTGGAGCCCGGCGAGATCTCGATGCGTGCCCTTTTGACGCGGGCCTATGGGGAGGCGGCATGACGGACCAAGACAAAATCGAGGCCGTCAAAAAGCGGATGGCGTTCCTGCGCGGCAAGATTGCCGAGGGCAGCGAGGACAAAGAGCAGTTGCACATGCTCTTGGGGCTCGCCCTCAAAGAGGGGCTCTTCTTGGGGCTTCGAAAGCATGATCTTTACCCGGAATTTTACCCCCGGGATGTGCCCACCAAAAAGGAAGACGCCCCCTGAGCCTTTGGGCGCACAAGGTACCCAAAGCCCCTCGGATTGGGGCATGCTTAAGGCTTCCACCCGCGTTGGAGATCAAAGCATGGCCCGTCCGTCGGCTACCTTGTGCGCCCGCCTGCCCTCAAGAGCTTCTTCCCCTCGCCGCTCTTCCCCCAGAACCCCTGTGCGGCCGGCCTCGTTGCCCAACCTGCGCGTGCAGGTCGGCAGCATCAATTTGCACATGACCCAAGACAGTTTGGAGATTGCGCCAAAATCCAAGCCCAAGATGGTCCATGCGGCGGTGCAGGTCGGCGAGCCTTGTTTGCCGCGGGCCAATGATGGTTCTTGGCGCGCCAAGATGCAGCGGGTGCACCGCATCGTGGGCCCGTTCGCGCATGTGGCTGCCCGTGTTCTTTTGTTTGTGCTCGACAAAATAGGCTTTGGCCTCAGCCTCAACGCCTTTGTCGGTTACTGCTACGCCTGGTTGCTTTTGGCCAGCACGTAAAGCCCAAAGCGGTCATTCCAGATGGGGAAGCGGCGCCTGTCTGCGGCCGCGGGCGCCTGAGCCTGCACGCGCAACCAGGGGTAGAGTTGCAAAAGCGCTGAGATGCTGATGCGCTTGTCGTTGCAATCGCCGCGCCGGTTGGCCGCAAACGACACCACATTATTAGTCTGTAAAAACGTCTCATCCTTGATGCGAGGATCGCCATCGCGCAGGGGAATAAGGCCAAGGGTCTGTTCTAACACGTTCACCCGAATGGTGAGCGCTTCGGTATTCTCGTTCACCAGGCGTCGGCAAAACGCGGTGTTGAGACTGAGCTTCACTTCATCGAGGCTGACCACCTCGAGCGTGCAGTTGCTGCGCCGATGCAAGGTCGGCACGGCCTCCCACGGGTTAGAGATCGGTTTGGCTGCAATCGTAAGACGTCGGGAAGCTTTGCCCATGTGCGTGAAAACCTCTTGGTGATGTTGGCAAGACGCGCCGGTCACGCTATGACGCACAGGCTCAGTGTGTCAAGAATTATCTTGGCCCGCTTACTTTGGCTGACGTCCATGATGGACCACCGGCCTCATTCCAGATCTGGAATTGCTTTACAAAAGGCTGCATGACAATGAAACGTTGGGATTTGACAACGATCGCGACCAATCTAGGTCAACAAATTCAATGGCGCTACGGGCAGGTTCACGGGCTGATGGCGCCCTATCTTAAGACGCGCCACAAAGAGAATGCTCCCAAGACCGCCATCGAAAAGCTTCTGATTGAGATCTTCGAGCATGTCGAGCAGATGCACCTCATGAGCGACATTGTCGTGGGCGCGGCCTCGAGCCGTTACCCCTTGCATGGCGTGCAGCCGTGGATGCTTGAGGGGGAATACGCCAGCATCAAGCACCCCTTCGAGGAGGGGCTCAACCGTCAGATGTTGATGGGCGCCATTGTGCAAGAGCTCGCCAATCGATTGCAGATGGCCTACTTGGGCATCAACGGCATGGCCAAAGACTTGCCCGATAACAACCAAGAGGTTGGCCTTTTGCGCATGGGCATCTTGCAGTGGGCCAACTGTGTCGAATCTTTGAGCAAGGCTTTTGCCCAATTCAAACCGCTTCTGTTTGGTGGCGCGCTCGATGCCTTTGATTGGCGAGAGATGGACGTGCTCAAGCTTTTGCCCGAGCCCACCAAATCTCGGGTTGAAGCGCGCTTGGAGGTTCGGTTTTTGCAGCAGGTCCAAAGCCTCAATATCGAGGGCTCCAAAGAGCGGGCTTTTGAGTATCTGAGGCACTACCTCGAAGAGCGCAATGAGACCATGGAGCAATTTTTGGCCCGTGCCATCCAACTCAATGAGATGAAAATTATCGACATCGACACCCACTTGGCAGCAATTGCCGACAAGACGCCGCCTCCTGCCAGGCGTCCTGCAAACAAAGACCCCGAAAAGGATGCAGGGCCTGTTACGCCTGAGCCCCAAGAGCAGGAAGAGGCGCCCAAGAAAATCAGCAAAAAGCGGCAGAAGGCCCTTGAGCAGTCCGCCAAGCGCAAAGAGGTTTACGCTCAAAGAGAAGCCGAGCGCCAAGAAAGGGCAGAGGCCAAAAGGCAAGCTGAGCGGGAAGCTCATACCCAAGAAGATTAACCTTTGGGCGGTGTCTCAAAGTTCTGCGCTATAGGGTCGCGCTGCCACATCTCGATTGCCTTGGCCATAACATGCCATGCTTCAATTAAGCCGTGTTCTTTGATGCGTTCTCGGTAATCACCGCACGCATCGAGGCGGTTAAGTTCTGCCGTCAAGACGCCCATAACCAGGCCTGCCTCAAACGGGCCAAGCTCAAAAGGAATTTTGGTAGCACGCATCAGGTCCCCGTGCCTTTTTTGGGCAAGCGTTTGCGCTTGGGCTTGGGTATTGAGGAGGGCGGCATGTTCTCATCATGCCCATCGTGATTCTTTTGCGCCTCATCCTCAAAGTCGGCGGCCGTATCGAGCATCTTCTCGCGTGCGGTGCGCAGCTCCTCGAGGACTTCGTCCACCTCCTCGAGATCGAGCACAAACGTGTCCCGGCAAAGCGTAAGCATTACACGGATCTGCGCATGTTCGGGGCAGCCGCGGTGGGCGACCATGGCCTGCAGGTTGGGGTGATGTAATTCAGAACCATCTCGGTAGAGCCGAACAGGCATTTTTAGGTTGCTCCCAAGCTTGTTACAGGTAGGTCCGCGGATAAGATTCGGCCACGACCGTATCCCGCCGCTTGAGGATCTCTTCGGTGGTCAAACCCTTGATGTAGATGTGCTGCTCGGCCAAAAAGTGAATGCCCTTATCCTGCTGTATCGAGGCCGCTTTGACGTGCCCGGCCTTTTTGGTGGCCAGCTTCTTAATCATGCCCCAGGGGGTGCCATCACGTCTGGGTCCGCTTGTTAGTTGGCTCAAGGCTCCCTCGACGGCTTGTGTGGGGGCATCTTGCTGCTGGGTTTGCTTGGCGTGATTTTTGGCGATGTACCGTTGCGCCAAGTTGAAAACGTCATGCAAGAGCAGTACCGACAGATTCAGCGGCGCGATGTCCTCCACCGGGAAGTGGCCATCATCGATGTAAAGCAGGTGGTGGCTGTATTGATCCCAAACTTTCAAAATTTGCTCGGGGCTGGCGGCAGGCTTGGCCCGGTGCAACAGCTCGCGGGCCCGTAAAACCCAATCAAAGGCTTCCTCGACGCTGACTATCTTGACCCTGGGTGGCGGTTTTTTTTGATAGACCGTCGGGTGCGGCACGTAGGGCCTGGGCTCCACCCAGCCATTGTTGGGGTCCGTCCGCTCCCGAAAGCGGGCATAGGCCAATGCTACGCAATCACGCACGTCTTTTTGCAGGGCTTCAATCTCGTCCATGGCACTCCCCCTTGCCGGTTTTGCCAAGCCTTTGGCGGTGTCGTGCTTGGGCCACCTTCATGATGGTCCCCTCGACCTTGTTGCCCTTGGCGACAGGTGTGCCCTTGTATATAAGCACTTGAGCACATGCGTCAATGAAGTCTTCGGTGCAGATCCGAGCCTCACTGAAGAGCCGCCATTGAAGCCTGAGGTTGTGGCGTAGGTTGATCTCCTGAACGTAGCGGTAACTGACCGTCAGCAGCTTGGGCTTTGGTTTGGAGGGCGAGCGCGGTTTAGAGCACGGCGGCTGGGTCGACCTCGAATCCTTGGCGGCGCCTTTGCCTTTGGTTTCCTGGTCGTCGTTGTCTGGTTGCAGGCCGGGGGGTCTGAGGCTAATCACCCATTGCTTGATGGTTTGGCCTTCGCTTCCCATTTCTCTTTCAGGCAGCACGTTTACAGCCCCGACAGGGGCCTGCGCCTGCTCTTCGCACATCTCCTGGGTGATATTCGAAGCGCACCTTATGCCTTGCGGCTCAGCGTGCCGCTGGATCACCAAAGGATCTTTTTGAGGCAAAGGCTCTGATTTCTGAGGGCCCAGGTGGGTTCCGCCCGGTGGGCGGGATGCCGCCGAAGCGGCCTCGACCTGAGGCTCCCTGGCGTCAGCCTGGGGGGCCGAAGGCTTCTCTGGTAGATCCACGCCAGTAGGATCTACGTATTGAGTTAGCGGTAACGCTTTTTTAGAAGCCTTCAAATCGGCCCCTGGGGTTAGTCCTGGGGCACTTTCCAAATCGCAGGGTGGACAAATTTGTCCAGGCTTCGGTAACGCTTGGTCCTTGTTGTCGACCTCTTGAGCCTGCTTTTTGGCCTCCTGCTCGGCCCATGCCTTGGCCTTGGTTTTGGCTTCCTTCTGACGCACCCGGTAGGCCCGGGTCTTGTTGACGTTGCGTTGCCGCTGCTTTTCTTGCCACTGGGCCATGGTGCCCCGCTCGCCGTCCTTGGAGATGGCGATGTCGAGCCTGAAAAAGCGCACAGCGCCGACCTTCTGCTTGTGGCCGGGCACCCGCACCCGTATCCGCCGAATCCTGCCAGACTCTTCCAGTGCGGCAAGATGGCGCACCACCGTCTTGATGCAGGGGGGTTTGGCGCCCAGGCGAAACAGGGGAAGGAGCTGCTGGTAGGTCAGCACCTCGACCTTGAGCCGTACGCACATGGCCGAGGCTTTGTCATACAGGTAGTCCGCCTTGAGCCCGCGGTCCTGGCGATTGCCGTTGCGTTGGGCCAACCGACTGCGGTCGGCGGCGATGACGGGCACCGAGAACAGAAGCGTGGGCTTAAATCGGCGGGGGGAGGCAGAATCGTTATTATTTGACGCGCTGTGACTTGTAGTCTCGTGGAAGTCGGGTGATGAATGATCTTGGGCTGCAGTTGCACTGCACATGATGGCCAATTCTCCACGGGGTGTTTCGTGGTCAATGGGTAACCCGGCGATCGAGCCGGGCGCAGCTTAGGACGAGCGTCAACTCTCCTAGGCCTAGCGGACACGCAGGATACGTGTCGCATCATGGCCGTTTTCTATAGCCCCGTTCGCCGGGCACCGTCACCCCCAAAAGGGGGTGGGTGCCTCGGCGGACGAAAATTTGAGATCCTCTCGGCAAAAGATACGGCCCCATTTGGGCCGCTGCTTTGGGCGCGCTACCATGGCGTCTCCTTCCACCAAGGAGACTCTTGTGGCCGATGACACCCAAATCCCATCCCTCGAAGAACTGCTGACCCCCGCTCAGGACGCCGAGGCTCCCACTGAGGCAGCCCCCGGCGAGCAGGCAACACCCGAGGCCGAAAAGGCCCCCGAAAGCGCCCCAGAGGCCAATTCTGAGGACCTGCCCGTTGTGGAGACCGAAGCCCCTTTGGCTCAGGACGGCACTACGGACCTAGGCGACGCGCCCGCTTCTACCGGCCCCGATGCCCCCGAGGCGACCGCGGCGGATGAGACGGCCATCCCCACCATTATTGATGAGTCCGCCAAATCGGAGGAGGAGATCACGACCGAGGCTCCTGCCGCTGCTGATGAGATCGCCACGCCGGAAGAAGCCGCAACGGCAGAGCCTGCCCCGAGCCCCGAGGCCCCGAGCGCAGATCAAGCAGGTGATCTCCCTTTGGATGGCCCCGCGGCGCCCGATGCCTCCCCTGCCTCAGAGGAAACCGGCGCCCCGGCCGATGCTACTGTCCCCGAGGCACCCGCTGAGGAGGCGCCAGGCGACAAGGGCCTGGGCTTCACCCATTCGGGCACCGACACCCCCGCGGTGTTGATCTGCAACCCGGCCGATCCGGTGACGGGCAAGCCCCTGGACGGCTCGGGCCAAACGGCGCTGCCTCCTGTTTACGCTGGCGGCATCGTGCCGGCCCAATCTCCTTCGGGCCAGGTGATCTTTCACGGCGGCAACTCTGACGGCGTCAGCAATGCCCACCCCGGCGATTCGGAGCAGGACGTCGATGGCCTGCGCCGCAAGCTGGGCCGCATCGAGCAGCTGCTGAGCGATATTCGGGACGCTTTGCGCTAACCCGCTAGTCCCCAAATGGCCCGTCTGCCCCTCTCAAATGCGGCAGGCGGGCCTTTGACGAGGGAGATTTTTGTGCCATCCATCTTTCAAATCTGTGCGTTGTGGCTGATGAGCGGGACCTTGTTGTATGGGTGTGAGCACAGCACCTTGATGCCGCGGCCCAAGATTGCCCTCCAAGCCCTGGTTTTGGCGCTGACGCTTTACGCGATGGCCACCATCATTGCGGTCCCGACCCCGTGAATGTGGCCGCTGCCGTTATTACGAGCGCCCAACGGGCCAGCCCCCGCCTCGATGAGGGCGAGGACTACTTCAATCCGCCGCTTTTGCTGCGTCGAAGCCTGCGCCGCGGATCTAGCGACACGTCTTTGCCGACCTATGGGGCCACTTCACCCGACCGCTATGGCGCCCTGTTGACCCCGGACCCAAACATGGGACCCCACCCAAGGCCCATCACGCCGCCTTTGCGGACGCCAACGCCCGAGCCTGAGCCCGATACACCTACGGATCTGCTTAGGCCTAGACGCATGCCGTGGCGCGCGGGCTCCACAGCATGCGTGACGGTTTGTTTGGTGACAACGATGGCCATGCCCTTGGGCGTGGTGGTGGGCATGTATATTGCTCTAAATCATTTGCGCTGAGCCTTAGCTGTAGATCTGAACGCGCTGCGCCTCTAACGTAAACAAGGCGGCCTGCCAGCCGTTGCTGATGGCAAATATGATAGCCACCGCCAAAGCAATCGCCGCCACAATGAAGTGGCCTGTGAGCATGGTCGCGCAACATAGCGCCGCGCTCAGCAGCATGGCGGACACACCAATGGTGAGGATACTCTGCTGAGGTTTGAGGCTGTCTGGCACAGGGGGCGGCAAAGCGGGCGCCTCGATGGGCCGGGTGTAAAGCACCCGCCTGGGCACGCTCAGTTTCATTTCTTTGAACTCGCTGGACCACAAGTTTTGAGTCATCAGCGTGATGGGCAGGGTGCCATAGCCCTCAATGTCGATGTGCGAGGGCGCCCGGCGCGGATCACGCAGCGGAGAGTTTTGGGGGATGTCGAGGATCTGAATCGGGGCAAACTGGATCGCGGCATTTGGCATAAGAAGCTCCTTTGAGGTCAAGAGAGCCCCTTTTAGCCCAACTGTGCGCGTGCGTCATGGCACGGCGTGTCAGGGCAAAGTTGTCTTAGTGCATGGCCTGAGCCGAGCAATCTGCTGCGACGTCTACGGCCCAGTAAGCAAGCTCGGCATAGTAGGTGAGCCACGCCTGCCTGCGGTCATCGACGCCATAGCGGACACACTCCTTGAGAAGGGCCGCATAGGCCAGCGAGGCTTCGTCCTGCAGCCACAAGGAGGCCCAGGTCTGCCGATCCCAGTCGATGTCGATGATCATTTGGTTTGGCCTTTGACTTGGTCAACCTCACGGGCGCGGTCCACAATACGTTGCTGCATCGCTTCAATCTCTTGATGGACCGCTTCTCTGCGGGCCGAAAGCTTTTCTGAAGCCTCCTGGGTGAGGTGACGGCTCATGTTGTACACCACCCAAATGAGGCCAGACTCCTCTCCTTTGAGGGTGTAAAGGGTGTTGGTTAATGCGCTAAGGTAGGGGTCAGTTTCTGTCTTCATAAGTTACTCCTTTGAAAGTGATAGATTAGGATTCAAATTCCGCATCGTCGGCGGCGTCCTCGAGAACATCGGCCAAGTCGGCATAGGCGGCCTCTAAGGTCTCGTAAATGCCCTCTTCCAAATTCTCAATCATCACCTCCATCCAACTTTCATCGACGTGCTCGCCGACATAGAGGCTAGCTTGTTGTTGCAGCCAAATCTTCTGGTTGGGGGTGTAGGGGCCAGGGATTATTTTTTTGATAGCACGGGTGTTGCGTTCCATTTGTCTTCTCCTTGAAAAAATGTAGATTTAGCGAATGAAGTAACCTGCTTGCATCACAAGGTCGGCCAATTGCCGCATAACTTGGGCGGCCTGCTCGTCCCGCTTTTCAAGCTTGTTGACGAAGGGGGAGAAGTAGGTTTTGTTGTCCACCAACACTTGTCCCATCACCTCGACCGCCTTTTTGGGTTTCATGCGGCGGGTATCAATGGCTCGGATAGCGGCAATCTTCTTGGCAGTCAGTTTCGGTGTCATTGTGGTGCTCCATTTTCTTGCGGGCTTGTTTGCCTCACATCATTAATATAGCGTATCTTGACGCACCTGCACACTTTTTTTCAATCAAAGTCATAAAAAAGAGGTGGCCCTATGTAGGACAAAACCAGATACATTGTCCTACATGGACCATGCTGTAGCCAAAGATAAGTCTGAGGACTACATCTTATCTCAATCATGATTCTTCTTCTTTGGGCACAAGCTTAAGGCCGGTGTTTTTGGGGACAGACCCTGCCCTTTTGTCGGCCAATTGCTTGGCGGCCTCTTTTTTGAAGCTACGCATCGCCTCTCTAACAGCACGCTTCCAAGAGATCTTGGAGCCCATAACATGCGTGGTAAGCTCAAGCCGGTGCGCATCGCGATGTGTTTCCCCGCTGAGTATTTTGTCGATCTGTAAAGTTATCTCACGGTTGAGATAATGGGCGTAGCGCTCAATGGCCTCATGGAAGAGTTCTTCGCTTTCGCTCATAATGTTATGCCTCTACTGGTTTGAGTGTTCGCTTGAGCCGGGCCATCCACATGGTCAAAACATCGACATATTTTTGTTGGGTGCAGACAAGGTGGTCTTCCATCCCCGCACATTGAAAGTCGTAGAGTTTGTCGATTTGGCGGTCGTACTCTTTTTCTAAGTAGACCTCCCACGGTAAGCCTTTTTGAAGGCATTTTATTTGGTGGGACCGGAAAGATTTGTCCGGATCAAGCATTCTATAGTGGGGATTGTTTAACACTTCGCGACAATGCACACCCTCAATGACCTCAGCATCATAGTCATAGGTAACATTTGGCCACACCCCCACACAGACCGGTGCGCCCATCTTGGTAAAAATGTAAAAGTAGCCGGTGTTTTCAATCTCGTCGAGGGTGTCGCTGCTTACCATAAGCTTGGCTTGAATGGCTGCATCCTTGACGGCCTGCCATTTGCAAGAGCAGTTCTCGGACAATGGGACGGATACCATTTCAAAGATGCCAAAACGTTGTACGTAAAAATCTATCATCATGGTGCTTCTCCTTTTTGTTGCGAGGCGCCCCTTTTATGAGGGGTCCCAGGCGCCAATATATCATGGTTGTTGACGCATGTGCACACTTCTATATAAGAGGGGACGTCAGAAAAGTGACCCATCTTCCAACGCGGGGCGCCAATTTTTGGCCAAAAAGGTAGATTTCAATGACACAGAATGACAACGGGCCTGACACAACGCTTCCAAAGATTGAGTGTCGCCAATGCGGGGCCCCCGCCCCGTCCCCTAACCAAGACACCACACTGTGTGAGGCTTGTCGGGCGGAGCGGGCCGCAGATCTTAAGATGTTTGAGGCCGGTGGCGCGACCATGCACTACGCCAAAACCGTCCACTACCCCTTCGAGGCGTCGGAGGATTGGTGGTATCAATAGGCTCTTGAGGCGGCCTCGACCATTATGGCAGCATGTCCGGCTATGTCTAACCAAACCGTGCCGATGTCCCGCCTTGTGGCCAATCCCAACAATCCCCGCAAGGTTACACCCAGCAAGCTCAACATGCTGCAGAAGTCTTTGGAGCAGTTTGGGGATCTGAGCGGGATCATCTTCAATGAATCCTCCAAGCAGCTCGTGGGCGGGCACCAAAGAACTGAGGTCGCCCACGTCTTGGGCACAAGCGATGTGGTCATTGAGCGGACCTACAACCCTCCGACCGACAAGGGCACCACCGCCGAGGGCTACATCCTCCTCAATGGCGAGCGCCACGCCTACCGCCAAGTGCGCTGGACCAAAAATAAGGAGAAGGCCGCAAATTTGGCCGCCAATAATTCGGTGGGCCAATGGGACAATCAGATGGTCGCCCAGTGGCTCGAGGACTTGAAGGGCGCCCATTTTGATATGGACCTGACGCTTTTCAATGACCGCGAGCTGGAGATGTTCAGTTATGATCTGCCCCAGGAGGCGGCCCCAGTTTTTGCCCCCACCGTCCGCACCGCAGATGCCGCTTACGTGCCGCCCGCTCAAGACGAGAACGGCCAGGCGTTTGACCCCCAAAATGGCATCCCTGCCGCGCCCCAAGAGCCCGGTGCCCCGGTTCGCAACCTCGACCGCAACCTCGAGGTTTCCATGGAGAGCCTGGGGAGCTTTGCGGCCACCTGCCCCCGCTGCTCCTTTGCCTTCAACCCGGACGCTTGACGATGTCCCAATTACCTCCCCTCAAAAGGGGACCCTGGCGCCTGGCGGATCTTGCCCGCGTCCCCAAGATCAATAAGACGGTCTTCAGTTGTTTTCACTGCGCCGGTGGCAGTTCGATGGGCTACAAGCTTGCCGGCTACGATGTCTTGGGCGGGGTCGAGATCGACAAGGCGATGATGGAGGTTTACCGCAAAAACCACCATCCCGAGCATTCGTATTTAGAGAGCATCGTCGAGTTCAACAAGCGGCCTCGTGAGTCGCTTCCGCCCGAACTGCTCAACCTCGATATCTTGGATGGCAGCCCGCCCTGCTCCAGCTTCTCGACGGCCGGCGCCCGACAAAAGCACTGGGGCGTCTTGAAGGTCTTCCGTGAAGGGCAGGCCGCCCAGGTGCTCGACGATTTGTTTGGGCACTTTTTGCAGACCGTCGCTTTGTTGCGGCCCAAGGTGGTGATTGCCGAGAACGTTCGCGGCATGCTCTTGGGCCACGCCAAAGGCTACGTCAAAGAGATCTGCGAGACGTTCGCTTTCTTGGGCTACAAGGTCCAGGTCTTCCAACTCAATGGCGCCACCATGGGCATCCCCCAGTCTCGCCGGCGCGTCTTCTTTGTGGCCAACCGAATGGACAAAAGCATTCAGCTTGACTTCAACGAGCCCAAAATCTCGGCCGGTGAAGCGCTGCGTGGCGTCCGCGTGGACAACCCTAAGATGGGCTCGCCTCTGTTTCAGCGCGGCTGGCGTAGTGCTGAGGTGGGTAAGCAATTTGGGACCTCTCGCTCGCAGGCCAAGGCGGTCGTTCAGCGGATTGATCCCACTCTGCCTGTGCAGACCATGACCGCGACCGAAAACTTGGCCCATTGGTCAGAGCCCCGCTACATGCAGGGTCTAGAGCTTGTGCGTATCCAAAGCTTCCCCGACGATTTCGATTTTTGCGGCAAAAAACAGCACTACGTCTGTGGCATGAGCGTGCCGCCGCTTATGATGCAGCGGGTCGCTCGTGAGGTGGCCATCCAATTGCTCGGTATTCAGTAGCCCAAAGGACACCCCATGCCACGCATCCCCCCCGCCTCAGGACGCATGAAGAAGGGCGAAACCCGCAATCCCAAGGGCTCTAGCGCCAAGGCCCGGGCCATCGCCAAAGCCCGCCGCATGAGCGCCGATGATCTGGCGGATCTGACCAGCCTCCTTTTGACCGGCAACAAGGACCGCATCGCTGAGGTCGCCCAGGATCCTGACAGCAACTTCATGCAGGTCCTGACCGCCAAGCTTTTGGTGGAGTGCTACAAAAAGGGCGATATCAGCATCTACAAGGCCATCTTGGACCGGGTCATCGGCAAGCCCAAGGAGAGTAAATCCGTGGAGCTGACGGGCAAAGATGGCGCGGCTTTGGATCTGACCATGACGCGCACAGATATGACGATGGAAGAGAAACAGGCTCGTGCCGATGCTTTGGCCCAGGCCCGCAAGGCTGTCGGCGAAGATTAGCCATTGCCTCGACTGTGCACATGCGTTATAGAGCAGGCTGTGCACTTGTAACAGGAGGACCGGTGATGGATTGGCCCGCTGCATTTTTGGCCTCGGTGGCAACAATCAGCCTCACCATCGTGGTGATGAGACTGTTGGGCCCGCCACCCCATTGAACCGACCTTTGCAGGTGCGTTATATCCTGCCGGCCATCAAGGGGGCCTCATGAGCACGCAGACCGCAACCAAAGCTAATGTCCGGCCAGGGGCCAAAATCATCGTCCGCTATGGCAACCGCAAGCTGTATGATGCCTCCAGCGCCTGCTATGTCAGCACCCACCACCTGTTGGATCTGGTGCACGAGGGCACGCCTTTCGAGGTCGTCCAAAGCCCCTCCAAAGAGATCTACACCGCCCAGGTGCTCTGCCAGATGTTGTGCGCTCTGAGCCGCCGCAAGGTGCCGCTCGACACCGACAAACTGATTGAAGTTCTGCGGGACTGCCCATCGATGGATCACAATGTGAAGGAGACAGTATGACCGTTAACAAAGTTATCCTTGTTGCCCGCCTCGGTGCGGACCCTGAGCTCAAATTCCTGCCCTCGGGCATTGCTGTCTGCTCTTTGCGAGCCGCCACCAACCGCAAGTGGACGGACAAAGAGGGCAAGGCGTGTGAGAAGACCGAATGGCACCGCATCAACGTTTGGGGCAAGCAGGGTGAGGCATGCGGCCAGCATTTGCGCGTCGGCAGCATGATCTTTGTCGACGGCGAGATTGAGTCACGCACCTATACGGACAAAAACGGCGCAGAACGCATCTCCTTTGAGATCAAGGCCCGGGATGTCCGCTTCTTAGGCGGCAAGAATGATGGGCAGAGCCGCAGCCAATCACCCACGGAGGCGATGGGGTATGGATCCGATTCGGGCTATGCGGAGCCTGGCTCTGAGGTTAATGACCTGCCCTTCTGAAAGATCTGAACAATACCTTGCGGCGCTGGCGCTCGACCTTCGGCACGCTCAAGATAGGGTCCTGAGGTGGCTTACTCATCACAAAAGCATCACGGAATGTTTGGGCCCCGACGAGTACAGGGCTGGCTTATTCATCCACCAAAAGCTTTGCGCCCTCTCCCAGCAGCTTTGGGACGAAGCCAACAGCAAGACATAATGCTCGGCATCTCTGACGCTTACTGCTGGACCATGGTGGCGCTTGGGTGCGCCGGCCCGGCGATGCTGATCCTTTTGCTGGGTGTGTGGCTGGGGTGAATGCCGTCGATGAGCACTACCAGCTAGAGCGCGAGCTGGCGCTTGACCGGGCCCGCAAAGGGCTTTTGGCCTTCACCGTCGAGACCAAGCCCGATTTTGAGATCAACTGGCACCACCGGGCCATCTGCCGGGCCGTCAACTACCTGCAGGCCCGGCGCACCCCCAGGGAATTGCTGGCCTCCTGGGGCATCAAGGGCAAGCGTCTCGAAACGCTGCTGGCCCATCCGCACCCCGTCACCAAGCTCTACGCTGGGCTGACCCGGCCCGAGGCCATCGACAAGCCTCTGACCGGGCTGCAGGTGATGGTGCATCCGCGCGCGGGCAAGACCGAGATCATCAGCCGGCGCACCCCCGCGTGGTGGTTGGGGCTCGATCCCGATGCTCAGATTGTCGGCAGCTCGTATGGCGCCGAGCTGTCGAGCCGCAACAACCGGGATGTGCAGCGGGTGATGGACTCTGAATCTTATCAGGAGATCTTCCCCAAGACTCGGCTGTGGAGCAGTAACGTCCGCTCGGTCGCCCGTGGCACCTGGCTGCGCAACAGCGACATTTTTGAGGTGGTGGGCGCTCGGGGCTGCTACAAGTCCGCAGGCGTGTCGGGCCCGTTGACCGGAATGGGCAGTAATCTCGCCCTACTCGACGATTTGACGAAGAACCGGGCTGAGGCCGAAAGCGCCATCATCCGGGAGCGCAATTGGGATTGGTACACCTCGACGCTCTACACGCGCCTGGAGAAGCTGGCCAGCAAGATTATTATCAATACCCGCTGGCATGAGGCCGACATCTCTGGGAAGACCTTGGCCCAGGCCGCCGCGGATCCTGATGCGGACCAATGGTTTTGTCTGGTCTTCCCGGCCATCCTCGATTGCGAGCCGGGCCCCGGCGACCCACGCAAGGCCGGTGAAGCACTGTGGCCCAACAAGTTCAACACCCAGCGCCTCACCAGCATCAAGGCTTCCGTCGGCTCCTACGAGTGGGAATCGCTCTACCAGCAAAGACCCAATCCCCGCGGCGGTGGCATCGTGCACGAGGATTGGTGGAATTGGTATGGCAGACTGCCTGACAATCTGACGCAGTGGACGCTGTCGGCGGACCTGAGCTTCGATGACCGCGGCGACTTTACGGTCATTCAGTGCTGGGCCGCTTCCGGCGCCGACCGGTATCTGGTGGACTCCATGCGGCGGCGGATGACCTTTACCGAGCAGGTCAAAGCGTTGCAGCGCATGGCCGAGAAGTACCCGCAGGCCGATGCGAAGCTCGTGGAGAAGGCGGCCAATGGCGCGGCCCTCATCAACACCTTGAAGGGCATCATGCCGGGCATCATTGCCGTGAAACCGGTGGGCTCCAAGCAGTTGCGCCTCGATGACGTCAGCCCGCAGATTGAGGCCGGCAATGTCTACTTGCCCAAGCCCGAGGTGGCCCCCTGGGTGCGGGAATTCACCCACGAGATTGCTTCCTTCCCCAACGGCGCCTTTGATGATCAGGTCGACACCATGACCCAGGCGCTCAGCCACATGAAGCGGCGCTATGTTGCCGGGCTGACCGGCTTGCCGCTGGGCATCGGCACGCACACGCACATCGCCGATGGCTTTTGAGGCCGCTTAAGAGACAAGGTTCATCTTCTCGAGGGCTTTGACGCGGGCTGTGAGCAGCGCCAGCCAGACCGATGCGCCAAAGCCCAGCATGCCCAGAGCCACGGGCTGCCACCATGTTGAGGCCGTGTTGCGCGCCGGATCCCATCTTTGGCTGTGCTCGGCGCTCGGCTCTGAGGGGCCTGCCCAGAGGATGTCGACCTCAAAGAGGCTGGGTGAACGGCTCTGAGGCGGAGAGGGGAGATCGGAGGGAGGGTGACGGTAGGGGCGTCTTGGGACGGGGCCAAAGATGGGCGGCGTATTCATAACACCGCACCTTATTGCACAGCCAGACCCTGCCAATCCAACCGGCAGCCTTCAAGCAAACCTTTGCCAGGCCTCCCGATTCGATTAGTCTGGCGTCAATTATCACAATGGGGGCAGCGTGCCAGACAACGACACCATCTCGGGCAATGGCCAACTTGCATCATGGCATCGCCAGGAACTCCAAGCGCGCAACTACGTTGACCTGCGCGTCATCGGCGAATCTGGGCTCAAGCAATTCTCAGGCTTCATCGAAGAAAGCTCCTTGCGGGACCTGCGCGGCAAGCGCGCCGTCGAGGTCTACAAGGACATGGGGGATAATGATGCCACCTGTGGCGTGATCCTCTATTGTTTGACCCAGGTGATCCGAAAGGTCACGTGGAATGTGGTGCCCGCGTCATCGGCCGACTTCGATCAAGAGGCTGCGGATTTTGTCCAGTCGTGCATGGACGACATGAATGACATGACCTGGGCGGACTTCATCGCCGAGTCCTTCATGGGGATGCTGCGCTACGGATTCAGCCTTCATGAGCAGTGCTTCAAGCGCCGGGCCGGCGACAGCGAGCAGCCCTGGCTCAGAAGCCATTACAATGACGGCCGGGTCGGCTGGCGCGGCATGCCCACCCGCGCTCAGGACACCATCTACCGCTGGCTCTTTGATGACCATGGCAATCTGCTGGGGGCCGAGCAGCAGCCGCCGCCAAACTACCGCCTCATCAATCTCCCCATCGACAAGTGCCTGCTGTTTCGCACCACCATGGAGAAGGGCAACCCCGAGGGCCGCAGCATCTTTCGGGCCGCCTACCGCTCCTGGGTGATTAAACGAGGGCTGGAAAATCTGGAGGCCACCGGGGTCGAGAAGGATATATCGGGCTTGCCCATCGTCTGGATCCCTCGGGAGTTGCTGGCAATGGCACAGCAGAACCCCGTGCAGCAGGACGGCAAGGTGAACCAGGCGGCCAAAGAGGCCCGCGCCATGGTGTCGATGTTTCAAAAAATGGCCACCGAGGTCCGCCGCGATGCCCACGAGGGCTTGGTGATGCCTCTGGAATTTGATGAGCAGAACAACAAGCGGTTTGACATCAGCCTGCTGCAATCGGGTGGCAGCCGCGCCTTTGACATCTCTCGAATCATCGAGCGCTATGATCAAAGAATTGCGATGTCGGTGATGGCAGACTTTTTGCTTCTGGGCCAAGGGGCCACCGCTCAAGGGTCTTGGGCGATGCACTCCGACAAGACCAAACTCTTTTTGCAGGCCACAGAAGCCTATCTGGGCGTCTTTACGGAGCATTTCAACAAGTGCGCCGTGCGTAAGCTCATGAAGCTCAACACCCTGCCCTATTCAGACTTCCCGCGCATTGAGTTCGGCAAGCTGGAGCGCGAGGACGTGGCCGAGATGGGCGATCTGCTGCTCAAGTGTTCGCAGGCCGGCATGGAACTCTTCCCCGATGACCAGCTTGACGCGCACATCCGCCGCGTGGCCGGCTGGCCCGAGCGCACCCAGGATTTGGTCGACACTTCAGACATCACCCCAAGCCTCAGCGACACCCAGGAGGTGATGGCCCAGGTGCACACCGATGCCCAAGCCGAGGCTCTGGCTCGCGGGGGCCAGGATGAGCCGGGGCAAGTGACCACCAATGCTCGGCCGATCAATGCGGACCCCACCCTCAACACCGTCGCCTTGTACTGAACCGCTGATGCTTAACAGACCCTTTCGATTGGGCAGCCACTCGCGGCGCAAGAGCGATGTGTCAGGACCCCCTCCTTTGAGCGGCCCGGAGAGCCCAGTGCCGCCTGTGCCCGCGCTGCCCGAGCCCACCACGCCTCTGTCAGACAACAACGATGTGGAGACCTTGTCGCCGCGGATCATGAGCCGGCCGGTCTTGTCCCCAAGCCCTGCCAAGAGCCCTTTTCGGCTCCTGCCTCCCGTCTCTCACGCCTCCTGGGCCTCAAGCCGCGCGGCGTCCTTTGTGACCCCGTCAAACTACAGCTCAGAGTGCCGCGACCAGGACCTGCCCTCCACCTACGGCATCCTGCCCGGCCCCCGCACCCGGGCCACCGAGACGCGCAGGCTCCAAGGAGAGTTGCGCTCCCGGCCGCTCACCGCGTCGGTCTACGGCCAGGCCATCGTCAATCTCCTGACGCTTCCTTGGGTGATCGCGCCCTCGGGGCTGGCGGCCACCATCATGCCGCTGGGCACCGAGTCAGGACACGTCAGCGACTTGGCCAGCTACATCAATCTGCTGGTCTGCGGGGCCGAGGCCTTTGCCGCACCGCATGCCGATGTGCTGGCCGTGCACAACCTCAGCCATCTCAACCGCCTCTTAATCGCCGCGGGCCTCTCCCCCATCACCCCCAAGGCCATGCCCACGCCCTGGGCTCCTTTGGCTGCCCGCCAGCCGCCCGACTTTCTGCTTGAGGGCTTCCGCCTCGCTCCCTCTTCCTCTGCGGCTGCTTCCTTCGCCGCTGCTTCTTTGGAGCCCCATGGCTGACACCGCATCTTCCCGCGTCTCGACCCCCAGGCCCTCTCATCACGTGCGCACGCCCAGCAACACCAGCGGCTATTCGGTCAGCAGCTCCCAGAGCGCGCCCGCCGCACTGACGCCGACGATGGAGCATTTGATGCGCACCATCGCCCAGGCTCCCAAGGGCAGCAAGGTGGCCCAGGATGCCTCCAAGGCGCTTGCTGCGGCCGAACGGGAGCATTACACCCGCGGCGGCCGCTCGCCGCTCTACAGCCCGCCGTCCAGTCGCCCTGTGCCCATCCCTGCTCCCGTTCAGAGCGTCTCTCCGCCAAGGCCCAGCCGCCCGTTTGACCCCGCGTGGGACACGGCGCGCATCGGCCAGGTGATGCTCGGGCCCAACTCTTTGAGCTCAAACGAGGATGCTTTCGAGTATGACCGGCCCGATGTGCCGCAGGATGCGTCAGACCTGGACGACCTGCCCGAGCTTGCCGCCTTCTCGGATGCCTTGGGTCTTTCAAAATCCTGGTCGGGCCCCTCGACTCAGCCTGTCCAGGGCGCGACCCTGAGCCGGCAAACGAGCCTCAAAGAGCACGGCGAAGACCGCATGCTCGGCGGCCAGGAGATTTACGGCCCAAGCCCCGCGTCACCGCAGCAGGCCCTGCTGCCTGTCACGGCTCTGGCGCCCATGATGCAGACCGTGCACCAGGACCGCTGCGCTCTGGCCATCTTCTGGCGGGGTCAGGATACCCAGACCTTCTTAATCGTCACCGATGGCACAGGGCTGCGTGGCACCGATGATGCCTTCCCGGTGACGGTGCAGGCCAACCACACCCAGGTCATCGAGATGCCGCTGCGGTGGATGGGCCGCATTCAGAAGGTGACAGCAGATCCTGGCACGCCCGCCACCCGTTGTTACGTCGCCTTTGGCGGCTTCAAGACCTTCAACTTCTTTCATGTCAGCTATGTTTACGGCAACAACGGCCCGCTGGTGGCCCGAGCGGTGCCCTCTGATGTGCAGTCGGGCGCAAGCTTTCGGGCCCTCGATGTCGCGCCGCCGTCCATCATGGGCCGCGCTGGCAACCAGACCGTCTACATCTACCCGACCAACACCGGCACCAGCGTCATGCGTCACAGCGTCACCCGCTTCTACCGCAATTTTTTTAGCGGCCCGCAGTTTGGTGCCATCCTCCCCGAAGATGATGCGGCCGCAAGCCAAGTCACCCGTGACAGGCACGTGGTGCTCGACTTTGGCTGACGGCAAAAGGGTGACAGATGCAGGCTATGACGTGGCTGACCAGCGCTTTGATGATCACCCAAACAGCTTCGGCCCAAGCCCCCAAGGCCACGGCCCCCGATCTGCCAAGCCACCCCGAGATGCTGCCCGCCAAGGCGCTGCCGGTGCATCAGGACCATCTTGAGTCCCGAGCCGCACCAGGTTCTGCGAATCTGGCGGCCCGTTATAACAAGTGCCTGGACGTGCCCTCGGGCCAATTCCAAAATGGTCGGTCCCTGCAGATTTGGGATTGTGACACCAACAATGCCAATCAAGCCTGGCAGCTTGACGGCAACATGCTGCGCACCGCCAACAACAAGTGCCTGGACGTGCCCAACGGCAATGCCTACCTGGGCGCGCCCTTGCAGCTTTGGGATTGTAATCCGGACAACCGCAACCAATGGTTTGAGGCCGCAGGTAACTTCCTGCGTAAGAAGAATTCTAACTTCTGCCTCGATGTGCGTGATGGCCATTATAACAACGGCAACAGCGTGCAACTTTGGGCCTGTGACTACAATGTCGGCGGCAATCAGATCTTCGGCATGGGCCAGCCCGCCGCTCCCGCTGTCTCCAATCCCTCGTCCTTCTTAGGGTACGCGACCATCTCGTGGGATGCTTTCGTCAAGCTCCACCCCGAGTGCTCCCCCTGGACGCAGCCCTTCCATGATGCCGCCTATGCCAATGGTCTCATCCCAACGCTTCTGGGCGCTGTGGCCATGGTCGAGGCGGGCTGTGCAGAGCGGCCCAATAATGGCTTTGGCCTGTTTCAATTCATGAGCGAGGCCGCCTGGCAGTCGGTCAATCCCGGCAAGGACAAAGAGAATGGCTGGGATGCGGCATGGGGCGCGGCGCGCTACCTGCGGTCTTTGCTGGACCAAGAGCATCAGAATCTCGACAACACGTTGCGGGCCTATAACGGGCCCATCGGCCAAGGCGGGGATCCGGCCTACCAGCAGAATATCCGGCTCTTCTTAAGCGGCGGCAGCCCCTGGGGCTGAGGGCCTGGCCCGGCCCCGCACCGCACCCTCTCTTGAAGCGGCCTCGTCCATCGCCCTAGCTTAAGCCATGCCAATCCCTAAGCAGGACACCCGCAAGGCTCTGGAGCGTCAGGCCAAAAAATGGGAGCGCACCCGCAAAACCCCGCCGAGCCACGAGGGCTGGCGGCCCAAGGTTCGCGCGGACTGCGCCACATTCCCCAGGCCCTGCCCCTTTGTCGGCTGTAAGTATCATCTCTTTTTGGATGCCAACGAGGCGGGCCTCATCAAGTACAACTTCGGCGAGGACATCGAGGTGCTCAAGACCATGGCCGACACCTGCGCTCTGGACGTGGCCCAGCGCGGTCCCTTGCACCTCGAGGCCATCGGTCAGCATCTCAACGTCACCCGCGAGCGCGCCCGCCAGCAGGAGGAGGAGAGCTTGCGCAAGCTGCGGCAAGCCAAGGCCTGTCTGCCACCTGAGGGCCTCACTCTGCACGAATCGGGGTATGACTGAATCCTGGAGGCATGAGCCCGCTTAGGCTACAGTTCGCAGAGCACGGTGCCCATGGGGATGGGGCACCCGCGGCGCTCCACCAGCCTTGGGCGCTGCTGCGGTGCAGTGGGATGTAGCCGCCCGCTCAAGCTGGTCGCGAGCCAGGCCGTGCACCACCACTTGCCTCAGGGGGCTGATTTGGCCAAACGCAAAGCTGGCCCCACCCGCGTGACTGTTCATGTGCGGGACCTGGAGAACCAGGCCCGTCAAAATCCTCCGCCCAAGCCTTATTGGCGGCCCAACAAGCGCTGGCAATGTGCCCAGGCCGCGCGTCCCTGCCCTTACATCGGTTGCCGTCATCATCTGTATCTGGACTTCACCCAGCTCGGCAGCGTCAAGTTCAACTTTGGCGACAACGATGAGATCCTGGCCTCGATGCCAGAGACATGCAGCCTTGATGTGGCAGACCGCGGCGACCATGACATGACGACCATCGCCAAGCTTCTGAACGTCACCCCCGCCCGCGTGCAGCAGGAGGTCGTCGATGCTTTGGCCAAACTGCGTGCCTTGGGCCTGGACCATTCTGATATTCTGGGCACCCCAAAAGAAGATGAGGCGGACGACAATGTATAAGTTTGTGACGGTGCAAAAAGCCCGCAAGGTTAGACGCGGCAAACCAGGTTTGCCCACCCCGGCCAAGCGTGAGGCCTTTTTGCGACAGGCCGAAAAGGCCATCAAGGTCTCTTTCATCGACGGCGTCACCCGCTTCAAAAAGCGCATCCCCAAGGCCAAGCTTGACGCGATGTATGCTGCCAAAGATTACTCGGGCCTCAGCCGCTCCATCCCCTGGCACGAGCTGGTGCCGGGCCTTGAGCCCGTTAATCAGCACTTACAAAAGGTCATCGAAGGTTCGGTCGCCCAAGCCCTCAAGGACATCGGTGTTGAGGGCCTGAGTGCCTCAGAGGTCGAGGCCTCCCAGCAGATCAACCTGCGCCACCAGCGGGTGCTGGAGAACACCGCCGAGCGCCGCCAGTTGCAGCTGCTCGATTTGAGCGAGGCCCAGCCCAAGATTGATGCGGCTGTGGCCGAGGGCTATCGGGCGGGCCGCTCGCCGCGCATGGTCGCCTCTGAGATTCACAACAGCATGGTGCTGACTAAGGGCCAGTCCGACGCTCTGGTGGCCTACCAGCGCGGCCTCGAGGCGGCCGGCAAACATTCTGCCAAGCAGATTGAGAAGCTGGTGCAGCGCCGCCATGACAAGCTTCTGGCCTATCGGGCCGAGACCATCGCCATCACCGAGACGCGCATCGCGGCGGTCACGGCCGAAAATGCCGTGTGGCAGCAGCAGGCTCAAGATGGGCTCATCTCCCAAGACAGCACGCGGCTGTGGCAGGCCGAACCGGACTGCTGCGTGGCCACCTGCGCCCAGATGCACGGCAAGTCCATCGCTCTCGGCGAGCAGTGGCAACTGCCCAACGGCAATTTTGTGCCATACTGCAACCAAGCTCATCCCAGATGCCGCTGCGTCGAGGTGCTCATCACCCCTGACGCTTAATCCTTCTCTTCTGACAAAGGATGCTCATGACCGCGCCCTTGGGGCCCCCGGCCCGCAGCATCACCCCGCCGCCTGCCTATCAGCGCGTCTCGCCCATGCTCATCGTGTGCCCCAGATCCCCTGCGCCCTCCATGCAGTCCGAGGAATATGCCGTGAGCTTTGCCGAAGATGTCTACGAGGGCATCACTTGCCGCACGTGCTTAACCAGCGTGTGCGAGTCGTGCAGCAACATCGCCGGCACCTGCTGCTGCACGTCAGACCCCTTTCGGCGGGGGATTGCCGAGATGTGCTGCGCGTGGCTGTGCTCGTGGCTGCGCTGATTTGACGCGCTGGGTGGCCGAAGATTTACCTGGCCCCGAAAGCGGTGCTAACTTACCGGCATGCGTAAAAACTTATTGGTGATTGTCCTCGTGGGTGTCCTGCATGCGTGTGCGGTGGGCAAGCTCATCTCCTTGAAGCCCTCGGATCCCAACGATCCGGTGGACGCGGCCTTTGACAGCTTGACCACGGCTTTGTTTGACCGCGGCCAGCCTGCCGTCAACGAGGCAGTCTCCAAGCTCCCGCCTGAGGCGCAGGCGCTGGTACAGGCCGCCTATGAGGCGCTGGAGCAGGCCATCAAGAAGGTGGAGGTCAAGGGTCTGCAACCGATGGCAGCCCCAGAGCACGATGCGGCGGTCACGGTGACCCAGGACCTTGCAAACATCGCCGACATCCTCCACTCAACCATTCATGACCCCAACACCACGCCCCCGCTTCAAAACCCCTAAGCACCTGCGCCCGCCCGCCAAAGTGCAGCCTCCGGGCGAGCGCTTCTGTCCGGCCTGTCAGGCCAAGCTCTTCTTGCGTGAGGGCGAAAATGACAGCGACTATGCTCGGCGCACCTATTGCCACCTCAAGTGCAGCCGCAAGGGCCAATCGCGCACGATGGTGACACCCCGCCGCGAGCCTTAAGTCCTCTTAGGCAAGGCGCGTCTTGTCCCGAAGTTTGTTACGGTGTGGCCCATCCACCATCTGCGGGGCCCGACGACCATGACGAACGTGCGCAAACAATTCTTAGCTCGCCTCAAAAAGAGTGTGATGAGCCGATTGGCCCCGCTCGGCATGGCCCAGCGGGCCGACCTTCGCAATCTTATCGCCCAAGGCATCCCTGAGGCCGAGGCCCGAGCCATCGCTCAGGGCTATGGCCAGGTGCGCAAGGCCCTGCCCGATGAGGCGGCCGCAGGCGACAGCAGCGCTAAGCAGGCCCTTCTGGAAGAGCTTGAGGCCCTGCGCAGACGCATCAAAGTGGTGCAGGCCGAGATCGGCAAGGCGAGCCCCTTGGCATCCGAGGTGCATGTGCCGGTGCCGTTGGGCGGCCGCAAAAAAGACTATGTTCTCAAGGCCGGCGACTGGGACGAGAGCAAGCATCCTAGGGCTGACAACGGAGAATTTGGCTCAGGCTCAGGCGGTGGAGGTGGTGACAGTAAAAAGCCTTCCGGCTCCGGGGGTGGGCCAGGCAAGTCTGATGCCGGCAAGTCAAGCGACGATCATTTTGCTGACCGCGATGCCCACCGCAATGCCCAAGCCAAGGCGCGTGCCGCAGGTGACAAAGAGGGCGCCAAGGCCCATGGAGATGCAGCCAAAGCGAGCCAAAAGAAGGGCCTTGCCTCTTTGAAGGCCGAGGGTAAGGCCAACCTTGCTGCCATCGAAACTAAGGGCCATGAGGATCTCGCCGCTCACAGCAAACACATGGAGGCGATGATTGCGGACCATGGCGCCAAGGTTCAGGCAATGCAGTCTGAGCACAATGCCAATATGGACAAACTTACCGCGCAGATAGCGCACGCCCAGGCTGTTCATAACATGAAAATGACCGCTGCTGATGCCCGCAATGACGCCGTCAAGCAGCAGATAGCCCACATTGACCGGGCAGTGGCAGACATCAAGAGCGGAAAATACGATGACCGGCCAAGCCCCTTTGATAAAGGCGTTCGCAAGTCGGCCCCCCCTCCTAGACCTGCCCCCGCCAGGAAGTCTGCTTCAGCATGTCCCATACCCGCCCAGGAGCTTGCCTATATTCAGGCCGCGTATGTCCTCAAGACAGATTGGGAGGAGGGCAAGCATCCTCGCGCCGACAACGGGCAGTTTGGCTCGGGCTCTGGGGGTAGTGCAGGCTCCGGCGACAAGCCTTCAGGCAAGAAGCCTTCTGAAAAGCCTAAGCGGTTGGCCAAGCCCAAATTTGGCGCCACGCGTTCAGGCCGGGAAGTCGACCCCAAGGTGGGCCCCTCCAATAACAAGCACGCTGGGTTCACCAGTGAGGATTATGCCGATGCCCGCCAGATGCACCTTGATGCTGCCAAATACCATGAGGCCAAGGGCAATCCCGACAAGCAGGGCGAGCACGAGTGGATGGCCAGAGCCTATCACGACCAACAGAATAAGGCGGCCGAGCACGAGCAGAAGCAAAAGGTGATTGAGGAGAAGGTCCGAAGCACGCCCAAACTGCCCTCTGAGCAGGATGAGGCCCTCAGGGCCTACGTCAACAGTTCTCAGGGGAATACGGAAGTGACCGCCGCGACCATGCACCGCGCGACTCAGACCGATATTCAAGGCAGTGACGCATGGGGCGGCATGCAGCAGAGATCCATCGACATCAACAAAAAGGTCGCCCAGCACCTCGCCGAAGCCATCGAGAGCCATACTTCGGATCAGGACCAGGTGTTGTACCGTGGCCTGTCCCTCAAAGAGATCCCTAAGCCTGGCGAGACGCTTGCCACATCAAGATTCAGCAGCTTCTCTGAATCCCCAGGCACCGCCAAATCATTCATGTTCACCAACAGCAACAGCAAAGAAGAGGGCCACCACAAAGTTTTGTTCACGGCCGACGTGCCCAAGGGCAGCCATGTGCTTGATGTCAAAAAGTATCTGCCCGCAGACACCGGCAACCTCGACGAAACAGAGCACCTGTTCGGGCCGAATCAGCAATTTAAGGTCAAGGATGTTAAGACTGAGACCATGCCCGGCGGGACGCCCGTCGTCCACGTCTCCCTTGAGGCAGTTTTGCCGGGCAAAAAAGACGTAACAAAAGCGGCCTCGGCCCCCACGATGTCTGCTCAGGAGATGGCCTATATTGAGGCGGCCTATGGCCTGCCATCTCAGAGGATAGGGCGGCCCCTTGATCTCCAGATGGCCCTGGCCGCCTATGGCGAGGCCCCGGCAGATCTCGCCATGGCCAGCCTCATCAATAAGAGCGCCGGCAAGCCGGTGCACATCCTCAAGTCCGACAAGATGCGCCAGATAGTCACAGGAATTGTGCTGACGCCCGAAGACGTCGACACCCAGGGGGATTGGCTGACCGCCCATGACATCGAGATTGCGGCCCACAACTTTTTGAAGCAGTCCCGGGTGATTGGTGCCGAGCATGGCAAGCCGATTGATGCGTCGGTGGTGGAGAGCTACATCGCGCCGCAGGACCTGACGTTTGACAGCCCCGAGGGCTCTGAGATTGCCCGCAAAGGGACTTGGCTGATGAGCGTGCACGTCGCTGACCCCCAGGAGTGGCAGCAGGTCCTCGAGGATGGGTTTAGCGGCTTCTCCATCGGCGGGCTGGGGTCGCGCGAAGACATCGCCGCTTAACTTGAAAACGCGACCTTTGATTTGTTTTGAGATGTGTTTTCGCGCATCTTTAGGGCCTATTGAGGGATCAACACATGCGACGCTTAAAGGATTTGGATGTTCACGAGGTCTCACTCGTCAAACGGGCTGCCAATAAGCGCCGCTTCTTAATCGTCAAATCTGCATCAGGAGGGCCTAGCATGGCCAAACAGACCACCGGCGCCAAATCTCACATGGCTGTCGATCTCATGGCGGCCATGAGCGCCATCCCCAAAGACAAGCTTGACCACATCAACGTCATTGCCAAATCCGCCAAGGCCCGCGTGGCCAAAGCGGACGGTGACGCGCCCGAGGGCGAGATGCAGGATGACGGTCTGCTGGGCGAGGATGCGCAAAATGCCCTCAAGGCGGCCTTTCGGATTCTGGCCCCGTTCTCTGATGATCTGAGCGCCAACACGTTGGCAGACTTTGCCGATGCTCTGGGTGTACAGGCCGACGAAGAGCCCACCGAAGACCCCTCCGAAGACCCCCTCGAGGACGCCCAAAAGGCCGACGGCGAGGAGGACAAAGAAGAGGATGACGTCAACAAGGCCGATGACGACGACAAAGAAGACGATGACGTCAACAAGGCCGATGACGACAAAGAGGACGAGGACGAGGAGGCCCAGAAGGCCGCCGACGAGGAAGTCAAAGATGAGGCCGATGCCGAGGATGTGCCTCCTTCTGTGGCCAAGGCCGATGGCATGCCCAGCTTTGCCGATGCTTCCGATTCGGACCTCGAGGCCGCCATGGCCGCGGCCCGCACCGCTTACGCTGAGGCCATGCGCCAGCGCGGCTTGAGCGAGGAGGCCCAAAAGGCCGAGGACACCGACGCCGCCAAAGACGAGGACGAGGACGAGCTGAATAAGTCCGCCATCGCCAAGTCTGCTGCCAGCCTGAGCCTCAAGGGCCTCTCCAAAGCACAGCGCAAAATCCTGGAGCCCGTGTTCAAGTCCCAGATGAGCCGCTTTGCAGCCCTCGAGAAGGCCCACCGCGCCCTCATCAACAAATCGGCGCAGCTCTCCGAAGAGATGCAGCGCCGCGAGTTTGTGGCCAAGGCCGCCCGCGAGTACTCGGCCTTGGGCAGCCCCGATGAGATTGGGGCAAGCATGATGCGCCTGCACAAAAAAGACCCCGAGGGCCTGGCCTCCTGGGAACGCATCATGAAGGCCGCCAATGCGCAGATGCGCCAAGGGGGTGCGGAAGGCCTCTTTGCCGAGCTTGGCTCGTCGATGAGCAACACCGCCTCTGAGGGCGAGGGCGCCGAGGCTAAGATCGCGCAGTCTGTCGATGCCATGGTGCAGAAGTCCGACAAGACCCGCGAGCAGATCGAGGCACAATTTTTAAGCACACCCGCAGGCCGTGCACTCTACGCACAGGCCCAGCGTGAAAAGCGCAACTAAGGAGACTTGAATCATGAGCTTTGCCCAGCCCCTAGAGAAGATTGGCTTTTTGTCCTCTGACGACGACCGTTCGGTTGCCGCCTTCAATCAGTTTTACGGCGTGCATGTCGGCACCGCGGCAAACATTGTCGGCGCTGGCCGCGGCAATGCCGCCATCATCAAGCCGTCCGCCGGCGGCAGCTTCTTTGGCATTTTGCAGAACAACCCCGTCCAGGGTGAAGCCTGCGAGATCACCCGCAAGGGCACCAGCCAAGCCAAAGCTGGCGGGAGCTTCGCCAACGGCGATCTGCTCAAGCTTGATGATGATGGTGCGTTCCTCAAGGCCGCCGACGGCGACACGGTCGTGGCTCAGGCCATCGAGCAGGCCGTCTTGGGTGACATCACCACCGTCTACATCTTGGGTTAATCCCCTTCTGCTGAACCCCTCGCGCCCGCGTGCACGTGCTCGTGCCGGCGCGAGGGGCCCGACCGCGAGGCCATCACCTTGTCCAGCTTGCAGATCATCAGCATCCCAGGCTCTACCTCAGGCAGCGGCTCTGGCGGCACGCCCACAAGTTCGGGCGGGTACGTCAGCGGCATGGGCGGTGGTGTTTTGTCGGGCCACGGCGCGCCCAAAGCGACCGTTGGCAATATCTATGATTTCTGGCTCGATCTGGACAGCTACACCCTTTTTGGGCCCAAGAAGATTCAGAGCGCCTGGCCCAAAACCGGCGTGTCGCTGATTGGTGCCTCAGGTGCAGCAGGCTCTGCGGGGCCGGCAGGTACGTTGTGGTTCTCGGGCGATGGCCCGCCTGCCGAAGATAATGATTATCCTGCGGGCTCCTATTATTTTGACCGCATCAATGACGTGATCTACCCACCCGCCATCTAAGGACCTCGACATGACCGCACGCTTTGGCGCACCCATCCCTATCCGTGGCGTGCAGGGCAGCGCTGGGCCTCGCGGCGCATCTGTCCTGGCAGGCCTCGGCGCTCCTCCTGCTGACTTGGGTCAGGTGGGCGACACCTATGTTGATTTGAGCCAAGGCGTGCTGCATGCACCCAAGACCCCAGAGGGTTGGCCTGGCATCACGCGCTCTTTGGTGGGCGCTGACGGCAAGCCTGGCACGGGTCTGCTCAACGGCTATGGCCCGCCCGATGACAGCTTGGGCCGCGAGGGCGACACCTACTTCAACAGCCAGAACGGCTCGGTGGTGGGACCCAAGAGCGGCGGCACATGGCCCACAGAATCCGCCAGCCTCGTCGGCCCGCCCGGGCCTTTGGGCGAAGTCGGTACGTTGATTTACGCCGCCAACGGCCCGCCCTCGGATGTGCAGGGCCGAGACAATGATTTTTTTGTGAACACCGAGCAGGCCATTTTTTACGGGCCCAAGACCGAGGGCTCGTGGGGAGAGGGCTTCAGCCTTATCGGGCCCCGCGGCGCGACCGGGGAGCGCGGGGTGGAGGGCCAGGCGGGCTCAGCCGGGGCAAGCGTGCTTATGGGGTCAGGCGAGCCCAGCTCTCTTGTGGGCAAGCCAGGCGACGTGTTCATCAACAACACCGACCATGTGATTTACGGCCCGAAGACTTCGGACAACAGCTCCCCCTGGCCTCTGCCGGGCTACAGTTATGGTGGGCCCGAAGGCCCCCGCGGCGAAGCGGGCCCAGCCGGAAGAGATGGCCGCAGCGGCTCCGCGCTGCATGCCGGTGATGAGCCTCCCGACAACACCCTGGGCCTTGAGGGCGACTTCTATTTTCAGCGGACCTCAAGCGTGCTCATCGGGCCGAAGGGCGCGACTCAATGGCCCAACGAGGGCACCTCGCTGCGAGGACAGCCCGGAGAGGTCGGCCCATCGGGTGAAGCGGGCCCAGCCGGCCCCCGCGGCCCCGGCATTTTGTCGGGCTCGGGCGCGCCGGGTGCCACCCTCGGGGAGACGGGCGCGTTTTACTTGGACGCTGACAATTGGCGCATCTTCGGGCCTAAGGATGCGACCCTCAATTGGAATCACAGCAAGAGCCTCATCGGTGAAGCCGGTCCTGCGGGAGCAGACTCGACGGTCCCTGGTCCTCCAGGAGACATCGGCCCGCGCGGCCAAAGTCTTCTGTCAGGGTATGGACCGCCCAGCGCCCTGGTGGGCGAGGAGGGCGACAGCTACGTGGACTTGGCCTCGGCCAATCTCTACCCGGCCAAGGCCGGTCCGCTCTGGAGCACAGAGCCCAGATCCTTGGCGGGCCCAGCAGGACCTCAGGGGCCAGCCAGCACCGTGCCTGGCCCCTCAGGGCCTCGCGGCTACAGCCTCATCACAGGTTCGGGCGCGCCGAGTGCCAGCGACGGCGAGGACCATGATGTCTATCTGGACAAAGACGCGGCCCGTCTCTACCCGGCCAAGAGCGGCGGCGCATGGTCGCCCTCTTTCGTCAGTTTGGTCGGCCCCGCTGGTGCCCCAGGTGAAGCGGGCCCAGCCGGTCAGAACGGCTCTATTTTGCGGTATGGCGTCGGATCTCCTTCGACCAACACCACCGGCAACAATGGTGATTTTTTCATCGACCAAGAAAGCTCCCGCCTTTTTGGGCCGCGCCAAGGCGGCGTGTGGCCCGCCAATAGCATCTCGCTGGTCGGCCCCACCGGCGCCCAAGGCAGCACCATTCTGACAGGCTCAGGCGCGCCTGCGGCCAACGTGGGCAATCCGGGAGATTGTTATTATGACCCCGCTGGTGGGCGTTTTTGGGGCACCAAGACTGAAGCGGGCTGGCCTGCCACTTCTGTGAATCTCAAAGGGGTGCCCGGCGACCGAGGGACCAGCATCCTGACCGGCGATGGCCCGCCCGATGCTGCTGTGGGGAGCATCGGCGACGCCTACGTTGACGTGACCAACGGGCTGCTCTTCTCTGCCAAGACCGAAAGCGGCTGGCCTCAGAGTCCCAAGAGCCTCTTGGGCACAGCAGCCATGGACGTTCTGACATCGCAGGCCGCAGGTCTTGGCCCAGGTTTCACGGTCGCCGGAACCTTGAGCCCCACGGTCCCTCTGCCTGGCCTCTACCCAGGGTCCACCCAGCAGGTACCCTTCTCGCCCATTATGGCCAATGCCCTGATGGGCATCTCCTACAGCAACGTGGGCGCGGCGCTGACGCTGTCTTTGTTGGACAAGGATACGGCCGCGGTTGTTTACAGCCAGGCCATCCCTGCGGCCAGCACCGGCAACTTCGGTCTGTTCGGTCTTGCGACCTATCCCTTGGTGCAAAACAAAGCCTATATTTGGCAGGCCACCGGCGCGAGCGGGACGGCCAACCTCATTGTAAACCCCATCTACCTGTACCCTTCGGCATCTCCTGCCTACAGCGTCACGAGCCTTACGACCGCTGCCCGCTCCACCCCGACAACCTTCTCTGCCACCAATGCCGTGCTTTACATGGGCGGCTCAAGCTCGCAGTCGTACACCTGGAAGTTGCCCAAGCCCGCTCACCTGTACGCGGTCACCATCACCAACACCTCGACCGGCACGCTCACGGTCCGCATGTATCAGAATTCCAACTCTGCGGTGCTGGTGCAGTACAGCGTGCCGCCTGGGACGACCCAGAATTATGGGCCCTATGCCCTTGGCACTTACAAGATGGCCTCGGTGCAAGGGGTGGGGGCCGTGGGCCAGTATTATTGGGCCGCCGCAGGCACTGGCACCGGCACAATCTTTGTCGATGCGCAGGTTGTGATGGACCTGTCTTAAGAGCGCATGTGCTCCCTCGGCTCTGGCTCTCCTGTTTTATTGACCCCGTAAAACGCTTATATTGGCGGCCTCGACGAAGGGGTCAGAACCTCCTTCCCAGCTTATTTGAGAGGTTTTTGTGAGCCGCAAAAATGCCGCCGACCGTGACATGGGATCGCACGTGACCCTCAGCAAAGAGACCGTTGAAAAGCTTATCCGCCAAAGTGACGAGGATTTGCGGGCGCCACCGCCCACGTATCTGGACCCGTGGGACATCCTGCGGCTTGAGCGGCACGCAAGGCAGGTCACCGAGGCTCAGGCCGCCGTCTCTGAGATAGGCTACAAGCTTGAGGCTCTGCGGGCAGAATACGAGAAGCAGGTGCATCATCTGACGCATGAGCGCAGCGCCCGAGAAGCCTATCTTGGCAAGATGCGGACCCTCCACCAGCGCTCAGCCGACGATTTGGCCAAGCGGCACCATGTCAATTGGGCCACGCATGCTTACAATCCGGACACAGGTCAAATCAGACTTATCGAGTAGATGCCCGCGCCCTCTGCGGCAAGTGGAGCCTTTGTCATGCGCGTCAGTAATGTCTTTGTCCCGGCCTATTCAGACTTTGAAAGGGGCCACCCGCGCCGCATTTTCACGCTCATGTCTGTGGCTCATCCTGGCCGCACCCTGTACTGCAAGCGCATCACAGCCTCGAATCGGTCCCTAACAGCCGAGGAGAGGCGCATTATCACCAATCACTACGTCCCGGAGCGCCGGGCTGTGATGGTCGCCAACTACCAAGCTTCTCCCATCATCTACTATGCCGTCGCTTTGGATCCGGCCTACCTGACCGGCATTGTGTGAGGCTTTGTCCTGGGACAAAACATCGTCTGCTTGGCTTAATGCTTGCAGTTGGGACAGAATCTTACGACACTAGGCTCAAGACGGGCCTTTTGCCCCAAGGTTTTTTTTGTCGGTGACAGGTTTGTCTCATACTGCCTGCACAACCGGACGCCTTCAAAGGAATTGCACAGATGCCGAATCCCACCCGCTCAGATGTCCACGTTAACCGCCCGCTTGGCTCTATCGCGGTGGCGACCATTCAGGATGCCAAGGACTTCATACATTCACAGGTGTTTCCAATTGTGTCCGTAGCTAAGCAATCGGACCGTTATTTCACCTATGACAGAAGCTATTGGTTTCGCGCAGGCGCCGAGAAGCGGGCCCCTGCAACTGAGAGTGCCGGCTCGGGCTGGAAGATTGATTCGACACCCACGTATTTTGCCGAGGTTTTCGCCTATCACGTCGATTTGGACGATTACACGATCCAAAACAGCGACGAGCCCATCGATTTACATCGCGACGCCGTGGAATTCTGCACCCAGAAGATGATGCTGCGCCGCGAGAAGCTCTTTGTGCAAAAATACATGGCCCCCGGCGTCTGGGGAGGTCTTGTGACCACCAACGGTTTGGGCCAGAAGGTGCCGACCGACTTCACCCCCTCGGTGTCTTGGTCCAACGACAACTCCAACCCCATCGCCGACATCGCCAAGATGAAAACGGAGATCAAGCGCACCACGAGCTTGACCCCCAACATCATGGTCGTCAGCCACGACGTCAATGAGCGCCTCAAGCAGCACCCCATGGTCTTGAGCCGCATCCTGTACAGCCAGCTCGGTATTGCCACCGAGCAGCTTTTGGCGCAGTTTTTCGGCGTCGACAAGTACCTGGTGGCAGGTGCTGTGGAGAACTCGGCTCAAGAGGGCCAGGTCGGTGATTATGACTTCATCACCGATAACAAGTTCCTGCTGACCTACGCGCCCAATTCTCCCGGGATACTCAAGCCAACGGGCGGGTATATTTTCTCCTGGAGTGGCATGTACGGCGCTTCTGCTCTGGGCAGCCGCATCAAGACCATGCGTCTTGAGCACCTGTCCGCCGAGCGCATCGAGATGGAGATGGCGTTTGACTTCCATCAAGTGTCTGCGGACCTGGGCATCTTGGGCACCAACCTTCTGACGGCCTAAGATGCGTTATGTTGCCATGCGCAAGCTGACCTTCACCGGGCAGGATGGAGCGACCTACTCCGTCCTGCCCGGCGAGGCAGTTCCGGGCTTCGAGGATTGGGCTGCTGCGATTAAGCATGCTCATCTGACCCTGCACTCGGTCGCCGACACAGAGGGTGCCTTGCAGCCGACCGTGGGCGACGGGTGCATTCAGATGGCCATCTATGGTCCGACCAACACCAAGCAGGATCAGGTGGCCTCAGAGGCTATCGGGCCTGAGGTGCCTCGCGTCGAGCCCTTGTCGGCCCACTACTACTGCCCGGATTGCGACCACCCAGGTTTTGTCAACAAAAACAGCCTGGCCAAACATCTGGCCCGAAAGCATCCCAAACCATCGTGAGCTTCAGCTACTCTGGCAACCCCGGGCAAAGCGCCTTGGACGCGGTCCGCTTCAACGTGGGCGACACCGATGCGCGCCGCCCGCAGTTGCAAGATGGCGAGGTTTTGTATTGTTTGGAGCAGGCAGGCGGTGACATTCAGGCCGCCAGCATCACCGCCTGCGAGGCCATCATTGCCCAGCTCAGCCGCCTGTGTGACCAGAGCGTCGGCAGCGTCTCCAAAAGCTTCAGCCAGCTTTTGGGCAACTACAAAGAGGTCTTGGGCAATCTGCGGCGGATAGCCTCCTCTTCTGGCGGCATCCCCATCATCGGCGGCATCAGCCACGCGGCCAATGCCCTGCCCTACCACAACCCGGACTACGTGCGGCCGCAGTTCACCACGCGCATGCGGGCACCGCGCCACAACGGCCACGTCAACAATCTGTGGGGAGAGATGCCCGGAGCCACGACCCAGGGCGACCGGGACCTCTGACAAGATGCCGTCCTTTGTCAGCATCCGCATCAAGAGCCAGAGCCGCGGCGACATCTCCTTTGCCGACCTCATCAAGACGCACCAGGATCTGGCCCGTAAGAACGTGACCATCGGCATCCTGGAGCCTGACCGTAAATACCCCGACAGCGACGCGACATTGGGGGAGGTGGCCCTGTGGCAAGAATTTGGCACCCACCGCAAAGATGGCTCGGTGATGATCCCTGCCCGCTCCTTTTTGCGGACGCCCTTTGACGCGACCGCCGAGCGGGTGTTTGAGATGATGCGAAGCTCTTTGCCTCTGATTGCCGATGACAAAAAGACGGTCGCTAAGGCTCTGGCAGAGGTGGGGACGTTTGTGGTCAACACGATTCAGAGGACCATTAGGATGCGCATCGCTCCCGCTCTTGCGCCCTACACCCTTCAAAAGCGGCGCGAGCAGGGGATCTCGGGCACCATCCCGCTTTCGGCCACCAACTTTTTGTATAACAGCATCCACTACGCGGTCCGCATCAACCAGGCAGGCGACTCTCTCAAATGAATCTTCTTGATGGTCCTGTTGAGCTTTTGGATTGTGATGAGGTCTTACAGGTCAAGCGCCAGGGCCGGGTGGTCGACAGCGATGTGGCCTACCTAGACGGCTTGCCGGTGGCGCTGCATGTGCCGCTGACCTTCGAGGTGGCCGGGACCGTGCAGCCGATGGGCGGCAAGGATCTGCTCTTGGTGCCCGAGGTCTTTCGGGACAAAGAGACCTTGTGGCTGTGGGCCAGCCACCCCGACCCTGACAGTCTGGACCCCGTCATCGACGTGACCGACATCGTGACCCACAAAAACAAGCTCTACCAGGTTCAGACCTGCGAGGATTGGGGCAGCTACTCGCGCTGCATGCTGGTGGCGATGGACATCGGCCTACCAAGCGAAGACCCCCAGGGGCCCATCTATCCGGAGCCCATTTAGGCTTTTTGTCCGCTTCAATGGGGATGGCCGCAATTTTTTGTTAATGTCGCGCCATGGCCACCCCTGCTCCCGCAATTGATTATGCTGCTGTCCGCAAGGGCCTCGTGGCGTTTTTGTCGGCGGCAACGGGCCTTGTTAACGGCCGCTTCATTCTCGCTCAGGCCCAAGGCCCCATTCAGCCCGTGCCCAAGCGGCCCTATGCAACCTTTCAGTTTCGCATGACCGCCCTCAAGGCCAATTTTCGAGACTACACAACACCTGTGCCAGACTCTCTGACAGGGGCTGTCTGCTACGCGGGGCATCGCGGTGTGGCGCTTGATGTGACCTTTCACGGCCGCACCCAAGACGAAGCCTATGGTCTTGCCGTCAACTGCCAGGCTGGCCTGTACCGGCCGGATTTGCTTGGCCCTCTGACCTCCATCGGCTGGGCCGTCTACACCATTGGGGATGTGACGGATCTGACGGCGCTGCTCAACACGGGCTTTGAGCCGCGGGCGATGTGCGAGTTTGAGATGTGGACAAAAATCAAAACGATTGTGGAACCGGGCTACATTGAGAGCGTGCCGCTTGTCGGCGATGTGGTCACAGGTTTAGCCTTAACCGTCTAAGTTCAACCAAAGGGGTAGGCCCATTATGGCAGCCATCGACAATCTCATTAACATCACGGTCACGCAGCAGACCCAGGCCGTGAGCATCGCCAGCTTTGGCATCCCCTTAATCGTCGGGCCCACCGATGCTGGCTGGGAAGATGACGTGGTGCGGGCTTACACAAGCCCCTCGGAGATGCTCAGCGACGGCTTCACCACGGCGGCCCCAGAATACAAATCCGCCGTGGTGATGTACTCGGGCACCTCGGCCCCCAGCCAATTCTGCGTCGGCCGGCGCACCACGACCGGCACCATCGCCGAGGATTTGGCCGCCATCTTCGCCGAAAACAACAATGCCTATGGCGTGGTCCTCGCAGGCCTGCCTGACACAGACATCCTGGAGGCCGCCGAGGCCATCGAGGGGCTGACCAAGCTTCTCATCGTGGCCAGCGGCGAGGACACCATCGCTCAGAGCGGCGAGGAGGATTTGGCCTCGAAGCTCAAGGCCAAGGGCTACCACCGAACCGGGCTCTGCTTCACCAAGGCCAATGCTCCGGGCATCCTCGAGGCGGCTTGGATGGGCAGCCAACTGCCCCAGACCCCAGGCTCCAACAATTGGGCCTACAAGGCGCTGCCTGGCGTGAGCGTCGACAAGCTGTCGGGCAACCAGCAGACCGTTCTGTATGGCGTGCCGGTGGCCGGGGTGACGGGCAAGAACGTCAATGTCTACCAGACGCTTGGCGGGGCCAACATCACCTTCCCAGGCATCGCCTCTTCGGGCCGCTACTTTGACTTAACCATCGGGATTGACTGGCTGACCGCCAACATTCAAGGCGCCATCTACAATCTGTTGGTCAACAGCACCAAAATCCCCTACACGACCGCGGGCGTCTCCAGCATCATGAATGCCATCAACGGCATTTTGCGGCTGGCCGAGGCCAATGGCCTTCTCGATGGCCAAGACGTCGACAATCCCATCTACGTCAGGGCCGATCCTGTCAGCTCGGTGCCCGTCAACCGGCGCGCTGAGCGCATCAGCCCCAACATTTACTTTGGCGGCCGCCTGCAGGGGGCCATCTCAAGCATCGTCATCAAAGGCACTGTCTCGGTTTGACCGACAAAGGATCTGTAAGTCATGGCACAGCCCAATTTTGCCACCTATAACCCGCAAGAGGTCAGCCTCGTTGTGGGCTCTCTCATCATCACAGGCTTTGCCCAGGACACCATGATCACGGTGGCCCGCAAAACCCCCACCTGGAGCAGCACCGCGGGCTCCGATGGTTTTGTGACCCGCGCCAAGTCTTTGGACAAGCGCGGCGAGATCACCATCACCCTCGACATGTCGAGCCCCTCCAATGATGATCTGATGGCGCTCTTCAATGCCGATGAGCTGACCGGGCAGGGCTCCTTCCCGATCATGATGCGTGACGGCTCGGGCACTTCTGTGGCCTCGGGCGCCTCAGCTTGGATCGTGCAGCCTGCCACCATGGAGTTCGGCAACGGCATCTTGGGCAGGCAGTGGTCTTTTGAAGTGGCCGTCTTGGCCATGAACGTGGGTGGTAACGGTTAATGGACATTGTCAAAAACGAGGCTGGTCGTTTTGAGACGACACTTGAGGGCAAAGACGGCCCCATCCACTTGGAATTCCAGAAGTGGGGGGCCGAGGAGGCCACCGACACGCTGCTTGATTTGATTGCCGTGGTGGGTGAATCCGCAGGCGGCATCATCAGCGCGCTCACCGGCGGCGGCGGAGATGTCGACGTCGGGCACACCTCTTTGGAGGGCCTGTTCCGCCAGCTCACGCTGGGGCTGACTCGGGATCGGACGCTGACCAAGCGGGTGCTCAAAAAGCTGTCGAGTGACCGGGTGATTGCCAATGGCGTGCTCATCAACTGGGCTTCCTTTTACAAGGACCAGTTGCCGCTGAGCTTCGCGGTGGCTCGGGCCCAATTGGAGGTGCAGTACGGAAATTTTATCGACGCCGGTCGGTCGCTCGGGCTCCTCGGGCCGTCTCCGGTAACGGCAAGCCCAAGCAGCCCGTCGTAAATTTCAATTGGTGGTACTGGCGGCCGGTGGTGGCGGGCTTCGGCTCGTTGATGGAGGTCCGCAAAGAGTGGGACCTTGATGCGCTCTGTGATGCGCACGAGGTTTTAGATCTGCGCGAGGACGCCGAGCAGCAGGCTTTGCAAGAGGCCCAACGTCCACAAAGAGGTAGGTGATGGCAACTCTCCGGGAGCTTGTAACCAAGCTCAGCTTCGTGACAGACACCAAGCCTCTCGATAAGGTGAATTCGGCCATCGCCGGCATCAAGAGCCGGCTCAACCTCTTGGTGGGCATCGAGGCCCTCAAAGGATTGGCCAGACTTACCGACCAGTTCGGCA